TCCTCGCCCACAGCCCCAGAGGGTCTCTCGTTATCACTCGTTGCAACGTCGGAAAGGGTGAATGATTCCACCTTACCGCTTACGACAGGGGTGACCTGTGTCAAGCGAGAGTCTCCAGAGAAGTCTCCGAACGACACCGTGGGCGCAGAGAGGAATGACTTGATGGCGCGGGGGACGCCGTCGACCTCCGGGAGGATGAGGTATCCCGGGACCTCGGCCGTGAGCGACGCCTTCACGAGGCGTTCATCGTCAGTGAAGCTGTCGAGGTTGCTGCCGTTCGACACGGCAGCATCGAAGTAGGCGACAAACCAGTATCCCTTCGATGTCGTCACCCTGATGGAGCGGTGGCCGTTCACGTAGGCGCCGAGGAGGGTCGTCACCATCGCGTTGAGCTGACCGACATACTGCGCCCACATCGTGATCTCGTATTTCACGGTGAAGTATTTCGGCATCGGGATGATGAGGGTCTCGTAGATCGCAGGTCCCATCCGGGGCTGCAGGAGCCGACCCGTCTCGCGATAGTAGTCGGTGCCGTCCTCTGTCGCCGCGAGCGTCCGGCCCGTGTTGCGCAGGCCGTCGGCCCCGCGGAGCGCCTGGAAGAGGGGATCATCGTCGGCGAGGCGCTTGCGAACGACCATCTCGTTGAAGAATTCCGAGACGCCGAGACCCTTCGTGGCCGTCTGCTCGATGCCCGAGCGGGAGATCGAGATGATCGGGAGGATGAGGGACCCCGACTTGTCCCTGATGGGAGACTTCTTCGAGGCGAGGGCCCAGCGCTCGCCGGACGCGAAGACGACAGGGACCCGGCGGGACTCAGAGTCCTTCTGCGCGCGGTAGCTGAACGGGAGGACCCTGTCGAAGAGTTCGAAGAACGCGCGATCGACGTCCTCGATCCCGCAGGACGGCAGCTCGAAGTTCGTGGCGGTGTTCGTTCCCTCGTAGCCGCTCGGAAGGACTCCCGGAACGCTGCGGTTCTTGTCGTAGCGAGTCTGCATCACTCATCTCCGTAGAAGGACGAGCCCGTGGCGTCCTCGACCACCCGACGGGGAGCGGAGAGGGGCGCCTCGAGGACACCCTTCTCCTGGAGGGCTCGAGTGTCGTTTGTCGGGCCGAGAGTGTTTGACGCGGCGCCGCGCTGCTGCTCGAAGGTGTCCTGGACGGCGTCGGCGTCTGTGAATTCCTCGCCGAGGGGACCGTGGGGACGCTGGGCGATGAGACCCTCGCGAGCCTGCTTGCCCGTGAGCTTGTAGCCCGTCAGGTGTTCGATCTGACCGAAGATTTTGCTGATGGGAATTGTCGAGGTAATCTCGTAGAATGTCGGGCCGTAGGAGAAGTAGTCGCCCTCGCGGACCACGATCCCCTTGTCGAGGATGTCCCGCTGGTGGATCATCACGGTGACGACGCCGCGGGTCTCTGAGCCGAACTGTCCGGTGTTCACCTCGGGGGACGTCCACTCGACGAGCGCGTCAATCTCGAGGGGCGGATCGAGGACCTTGTCCTGCGACTCGCTGTAGACATCGTGGACGGTCGTGAGGTCTTCCCGGACGCGGTAGTAGAAGACCCGCTGGCCGATGACGTCCTTGATGACTTCCTTCGTGAGGTCGGAGATGAGATCGAGCTCCCTCTCGGTGATGAAGAGACGCGCCATCGGCTCAACCTATCCTGATCGCGCGGCCCATCGGGATCGGCACGGCGAGGAGGGTCTTGCGAATGTTCTCGACCTCGAGAGCCTGGGCCTCGATGAGCTTGTCGTAGGTGAGGGACTCGAGCATCTCCTTCAGCTGGGTGACGAGCTTGTCCTTCTCATCGCGGCCTGCGGTGACGAGATCGCTGCCGTTCAGCTGGAGCTCGCCGCCCGGGATCGGAACGCTGCCGAACTTCGAGCGCACGAGGCCGAGGAGTTCCTTGCAGAGTGCGAGCGTGTACTGACGGGTCCACTGCCTGCCGATCGAGTTGATCCTGCTGTAGGCGAAGTTGCCGAAGGGAATGTTCGACAGGTTGCTCACGCCCCAGATCGAGGGATCGGGGATGTCGGGAGCGAGTGGGTCCTGCGGGAATCCCACGTTGATCCACAGCTTCGGCGGGATGTCGGCGACGGGAGCCGGGAAGATTCGCAGGTTCTTGCCGATGATCTGGTAGCTGTAGTTCGATCTGCGGACCTTGTTCGACATCGCCATCTGGCCGCCGCGGAGGATGTCCTCGAAGACGGGCAGGACGTAGAAGACCGTCTCTGGTGTGAAAGACTCGAAGGCGAACTCGTTGTTGAGGTAGTTGATCGCGCTCGTGGTATCGAAGAAGCGGTAGGCTGCCTGTGGGCTGTAGTGCATCACCTCGAAGATTCGCAGCTTGCCGCGGCCTGGGTTGTGCGACGAAGAGAAGAGCGGCGTGCCCGAGCCGTCGACGAGATCGGTGTAGAGGTCGTAGTCCTGCCGACGCTGCTGGAGTTGGATGGAGCCCGACGTCGTGTTGTAGGACCCACCGAGGCCCGCCGTGGCGGCGTAGGGCTCAGCGAGCTTGAGAGCGAATTCGAGGGTCTCACGGGGATATTTCTGCTCCATTCCCTCGAGAGACCCCGTGGCCGAGCCGATGAGATTGCCGAGCTGGGACTTCGCCTGGTATTGATTGACGATCGCGCCATACTCGCAGAACGCCTCCTCGAAGCACGCCCAGATCTGCTTCGACGTGAGCTCCACCGAGAGGATGTCGTCGCCGAGCTTCCTCTTGACGAACGTGACCATCGCGTCGGCCTCCGACTGGAACTGCGAGTCGGAGTCAAAGAAGCCGAAGGGCGTAGGGCTGAGAGTGCTTGCGAAGGTTGCCATCGTGATCCCCCACTTGTAAATAGGTGACTCGCGCTGACGTTGAACTAAAAACAACGACTGGGAGCCATCGAGACTCCCAGCCGAAGTGATGTATTAGATCAGGCGCTGATCACAGTGACCCAACCACGAGTCGCACCCGTGAAGATAAAGATTGTTGTCTTCGAGGCGGCGACAACAGTAGCATCGCCCGAACCACCCGGATCAGACCCGTTAATTTTGTCCGTTCCAGCAGTGTAAATTTTCGGAGCGTTTGCGCTCAAATTGTGGACAATTCGCACGTCGCCCGCCACACCGGCCGGAAGCTTCAGACCATCGTTGGCGTTTCCAACGGTTGCAATCGTGATGACGTTCGTGACAGCAGTCGAGCCTCCCTCACCGCCGGCGGCAGCACCGGCCGTCTTTGCGCCGATGTCAGTCAGACCGAAAGTTGAGGCAAGTGAAACAGCCCCCGAGGCTGTGAGGCCCCCTGTAAGAGCCAAGTCGCTAGTGACGCTAAAACCTGATCCCGCTTCCTGAACGAGACCCCGCGCTGCTGTGTATACTACCTTGGGCATTGTGATCCTCCTTTTGGCCGAAAGCTTCCGATCCCCCGTCGGGTCAGGTTGATCACAATGGATCGGGCTTGTCTATAGGTATGCTCTTGCAGGACGATTAATTTCGAATTCAAAACAAAAGCGGTGCTCCCGAAGGAGCACCGCCCGTGTGAGTTGAGCCCCGACTCTTTCGGGTCAAGGGCAGTCAGCTCAGATGATGTTCATATCGAGGCAGGTGACCGTGCCGAAGAAGTCCGAACGGATCATCTTCTTGCCGTAGCGGGTCATCACGCCCTTACGAGGAGTGAAGTCCTCGGGAGCGAAGATCGTCGGGGTGACGATCAACGGCACGTAGGGGGCGTAGACGTAGCCGGTCTCCAGGTAGCTGCCGCCCTTGTAGCCGACGAGGATCTTGTTCCGGGGGAAGTAGGGATCCTTGTAGACGGTGAAGCGGTTGCTCAGGGTGCCGATCTTCTCAGCGCCGATGGTCATCGGGGAGCCGACCTGGCCGCTGCCATCGATCGAGTAGACGGGCTTGTAGAGCACCGAGGCCTCGAGGATGGTGGCGACGTCGGGGCTGACGACGATGAAGTTCGCCGAGCCGCGGAGAGTCTTCCTGTGGATCTCGTTCGCCACGTCGATGATGGTCTCGGTGAGGGTCTCGTACCACTCGCGAACGGTGCCGGTGAAGGCCGGGCCGGGGGTGAGGGTGGTAGTGCGAGAGACCTCGACGCCGCTCGTCTTGTTGATGAACTTACCGGGAGCGCGGGACCAGAAGTAGTTCGCGCCGGTGCCGCCGGTGAGCAGGTCGTTCAGGATCTCGCGATCGAGCTCGAGAGCAATCTGCTCGCTCAGGATCTGGGTGAGCTCGACCTCAGCGTCCAGCGAGTGGTACGCGTTCAGGTCCTGCGCGAGTTCCGGAGACCAGCGAGCGCGGAGCTTGCGGGTATCGGCGGTGACGCTGATGGACTCGATCTTGATGTCGATCTCGGGGATCTGCGGCGAGGGGCTCGCGCCGAAGTCCGACTCGAAGCTCGGGATGGTGAGAGCCGAGCCGTCCGTGGAGTCGATGTTCAGAGCCGCGGCGATCGGGTGGGTGACTCTGTAGTCCTGGCAGAAGGCGTCGGGAGCGAAGCTTGTGCCCGAGACGATCATCAGAACTGCGGAATCGGAACCGCCGAGAGGGGCGAAAGAGTTCGCAGTGAAGGTGCTCGTGCCAGTGTCCCAGGTGCCGAGCTGGTTGAGTCGGCGCACGTTGATGACGCCGACGCCGCCCTGGACAGACTGCGGCAACGCGGCAACGTCCTTGGCACCGTTCGCAGTGCCAGTGAGGACGAGAGCGAACTCTTTCACCATCGTCGAGTCGACCTGCGAGCCGAAGTTGGCTGAACTAAACTTCAGCACCGCGGCGACGAACTTGCCCGAGCTGTTATCGATCAGGTTGGAGATCTGGGGATCGAACTGCAACAGGCGACCATCAGAACCGGAAGTCGACAGCAGGGTGGTGCCCGCAGAGAAGGTTGCGGTGCCGACTGCATTGGCGAGTGAGCTGCCACTGTGGACCTTCGAGTAGCTCGTACCGACGAGGTCATACTGACCACCGACACCGAGCGAGCCCGACTGGATGCCCTTACCAGTGGGGTTGTTGTAGATCGACTGACCGACGGCGTAGGTCGCTTTCTGACCCACGGTATCGCTGCCGTTGATGCCTGTCTGACCGCCGCGGTTGTTGCCGTAGGTGTAGTCCAGGTAGAAGAGCAGGCCGGAGGGCAGGCTCATCGGCTGGATGCTGACGAGGTCGTTCGCAACGAGACCGCCAAAGACGCGACGGACGATCGGGAACGCGATATTGGTGAAGCCGCGGATGTCGCCCGAGGAGGACGAGGAGCCCGCGCCGCCGCCGAGGGAGTTCGCTTCCTTCAGGATCTGGGCGGTCTGGTTCTCCAGCAGGCGAGCCATGTTCTCCTTGCGGACGCCATCGAGGCCGCGGAGGAGACCGGTGCGGTTCCACTTCTCGAGGAGCCTGCGGCCCTCGGCACCGAGGTGACGATCGCGGATGCCCTCGGCGAGCTGGTCTAGTGTGAATGCCTTCGACATTTTCTTATTTCTCCTGTTTGTTGGTTTGACTAACTATCTGACTGATTGTTCCGGCCCTGGTCAGGCCTTTGTCCCGATGCCGGCCAGAACAGCCCAGCGATCAGTCTCACCGACGGATTCATTGACCATACCACCTGGCCGCGTCGATCTTGAGGAGCTGCCCACTGTCCTGTTCGCACCCTCTGAGAGGCTGCCCGAGGTCCGAGAGAGGGACTCGTTCAGGCTCTTGTAGAGGAGGTTCGCCTCGCGCAGTGTCTTTGCAGAATCGAGAGCCTCGACCACAGCCTTCAGTTTCGACTGGGGCAGAGCGGCGTTCTGCATCAACTTGTTGACGTACAGAAGCTTGGCGTTGAAGAGCTTCTGTTCGTTGAGCTCGCGGCGCAGCTCGTTGATTGCCGCTGTCGCCTCTTGCAGGCGACCAGTGAGAGCCCGATTCTTGCGGGCCTCCTCCATTGCTTCCTTCTTAGCGTCAGCAGCCTCGGCCTTTGCCTTGTCGGCTTCCTTCTTCGCCTTGTCGGCTTCCTTCTTCGCCTTCGGGGCGTCGGCCTCGCTCACGTTGGCATTGAGCTCAACGTCGTCGTAAGAAGAGAACTCTTCCTCGGGCTCACCGCCGAAAGCGCTGGTGGGCTCGATTTCCTCGCGGAGGCGGCGGGCGCGGAGGCGCTGCAGTTCCTGACGGAGCTGGGACTCGTTGACGGTGAAGACGGTCTCGCGACGAGCGCCGCGGCGACGGGACTCCATATGCATCCCTTCCATTTCTTCGTCCATCTCCTCGTCCATATCCATCTCATAGACGCCCTCGTCGGCCTCGAGGCTGATTTCCTCGTCGCCACCCTCGTCGTCGCCGCCTTCGTCACCGCCTTCGTCACCGCCTTCGTCGGAAGCCTTCACTTCCATACCGACAGCAGCAGCGAGAGACTCGATAGCGGACTTCACGGCGTCAACATCGACATCGCCCTCATCGTCACCGCCCTCATCGTCACCGCCCTCGTCACCGCCGCCCTCGTCATCGGCAGCAGCTTCATCTTCGTCCTCGTCGGCCTCACGCAGGGTCCGACGACGGCTGGCGGAGCGGGTCTTCGCCTCTTCCCTCTCGAGGAGGGTGCGCAACAGTGATCTCGTAGACATGATCTTGATCTCCTTTAGCAGTAGGTTCATCTCACTCGAAGAGGACTCTCGCAACGTTCCACGCGGAATGTCGTTGAGCTCTCCCTGGAAACCCAGGGATTTCCGCAGGATGTTGTTGAAGTTCTCGACAATTCGAAGCGCAGCTGTCCTACCGGTTCTGCCTTCATTAAGGGCGCCGAGTGCCCTTCCAATGAGCTTGAGCTCCATCCTGGCTTCACGGATGCGGTCCTTCAGACTGCCCTTGCCATCGATGATGCCCAGCAAAGTGTTGATCGATTCGTTCGTGAGCTCGACGCCCTCATCAGTGAGCATCTTGTCGCCTTCGAACTCGATGTTGATCTTCTTGACGCCCTTCATCGGGAAAGAAGCCATTCCACCTGCCGAAGAGAATGAGTCCATATCGAACTCTTCGTCCTCTTCGTCTTCGAATTCGTCTTCCTCTTCGCCTTCGAGGTCGTCCATTTCGCCGGCATCGTCAGCGGGCATATCTTCCATCTCTTCTTCCTCTTCGCCGGAAGTGTCGAGGGAAGCGACGATCGAGTCGATGTCATCATCTTCGTTGGTGGTCTCCGTGAGACGCTTCTCAACGATCTTGCGAATGCGGGGCGCGACAGCTTCGATGAGGCGGTTGGTGGCATTCTCTTCGGCCATCCGCACGAGCTCTTTAGCGTCGGCAATGGCTTCGTCATAGAGAGTGGGCATTTCTATTCTCCGTGCTACTAAGTATGGCAGTCAAGAGTGAAAATTATCTTTTCGACTCATTTTCATCGAAAATAGCTCTGATGAGCCCACGGAGCTTCATCAGCTCTGGTGCCTCTTCCTGGTCATCGCTCGGATCAGGTAGGATAGAGGCGAACTGGGTTCCGTGAGGGGTCGATGACGTGTTGAGGACGGGCTTCGTGACCTGCCAGGCGTTGCTGCCCACGAGCCCGCTGTCCCTGCCCTTGTAGAGATCGGGCTTCGGGACCATCGATCCCCGCGTGGGGTTTCTGACGAATGACTCGAAGCGAGTTGCAGCGCCGAAATAGTAGAACGGGTCTGACTTTTTCGTGGCGAGCGGATCCGACGGGACATACGCTGAGACCTTCTTGCTCACCTTCACATCGAGCTCAGGATCGTGCTCCGCATCGTTTGCCGCCTCCTCGTTGTCGCTGAGCGGCTCGCGATAGGGATAGGTCCCCTGATACTGCCTGTGAGCGTGAAACCCGGACTGGGTCCCATAGCCGAGACCAGTCCGGGCATCATAGTTGGGGAAGTTGGCGGGGCCGCCGCCGATCGCTTCCCAGAGTGACTTAGGACGCATTCTGAGTGGCGGGAGACTGACCGAGGTTCGCCGGAGAGACTCGAGCCGCCATATTGGTGGAGGAAGTCGCGGGGTTGCGACCCTCTGCCGTGACGGTGGTCGAGGCGCCCGCGTGAGCGCCGTTTGTCGGGACAGTGCCATAGCCCTCGGGAGGGGCGGCCATGTCCGACGGGTTCACCGAGCCCTCGCCGGGGCTCACAGGGTTGGGAACCCAGGGAGACGCGGGCAGGCCGCCGGCGCCCGTGGGGACATCGGCATAGTTCGGTGCGCCGGTGAAGTCGCGGTTGTAGTTGCCCACCTGGAGGTTCTCGACGACGGTGCCGTCCTGCAGCAGGTCAAGCGCCTGCTGCTTGTAGGCCGCGGTGTCGGTCGTGAGACCCGGTGTCGCTGGAAACATCGACTGGAGGTTGGCGGTGTCAGATGTGCCGGGCGACCTCGTGGTCGAGCCGACCGTCTTGATGGTCGGGTATGTGTATGTCCTTCCCATTTCCGTTCCTCCTTGTTAGTTTCTCAATTTAGCGACGGGCGAGGCGGGCGCGGACAGCGCGCTTGCTCTCACGGATCTTCTCGAGGCGGGCCGCGAGGCGGCTCTCTTCGAGGGTGAGATCGCGATACTGGCGCTGGGCAGTTTCCTTCACAGTGAAGTCCTTGTGCGCCTCGAGAGAGTCTGCATACTCATCAGCGCCGACCTCTTCGGCCGCGGGGACATCGAGCTCGTTCTGCTGCTTCTTCGCTTCCAGAATCTTCCGCTTCTCCTCTAGAACGATTCTGCGCAGGAGGGCGGGGGTGAGTGTGAGGGTCTTCGACATTTTTCTCTCCGGAGCTATTTGCTCATTTAGTATGTATTCACCTCGAGCGAGTTCTTGTCGGTTCTGCAAATGCGAGTGCAGACCAATTTGACGCTCCCTCGAAGAGGTTGGGATCGACACCAGTATCGACTATCGGATTGCTCGTTTTCTGTCCGGGCGTCCCGAGAGACTCCACGAGACCCGAGGCGGCGGTGTCGGCAAAGACCGACGCCATCACATCGTTACCACCCACGAGCTCCTTGTAGTTCGCAGGACTCGGACGGGGACGAGTGCCTGCGGGAGGAAGGACCGACGACGAGGACGCGGGTCTGCCCTTCGGGTGGATGAGATCGAGAGCGGGACGGCGAGCGGGGGCGGGCTGTGGGACCTGCGGCTTGCTGTTCCTCTCTCTCACGCTCTCGACGACAGTGCTAGGGCTGCCCTCGATGATAATCTCGAGCAGACACTCTTTCACGAGCTCTTTCAATTCATTTCTTGTCACTCTTCCTCCACGATAGGACTTCATTGAAGACTCTATCGATCCTGTCACCCCGAGTGAAGGTCTTTCGGAGGTCAGCGTCAGAAATTCTTTTACCCTCAGCCATCATAAACGCGCCGGGAGTCGAGGGCTCGGCAACGAAGTCCCAGCAGATGAGCTGAAAATCTTCCTGGACGACCTGGGAGTCGCCGTCGCGCTTGGTGGAGCCCACGCCGCGGGAAGAGATGCCGAGAGTGACGCCCGATTCCACGAGGCTCTGGAGGATCTTACCCATCGGAGTGTCGAGGATCTCGACAGTTCCGTAGCAGACGTTGCCCTCCATCCACGCCTCGCGAATGATGTGACTCACTTTCTTGAGTTCGACGACAGAGCTCTCTGGGTGGTCGCACTCGCCGAGGGCACGGTTCTCGCGAATGAACTTCTGGTAGTTGCGAACTTCGCGCTCGAGAATGGAGAGGGGGTAGACGCGACCGTTCTGGTTGAGGGTCTCGGCCTTCTGCAGGATACCCTTCATCATAATCTTGCCAGCGTGCTTCTCGCGGCTCTCCTTGATCATCTCGGGAGTGTATGACCAGGCCGCCCACTCTGTGAGCAGTTTCTTATCACTTGACATCTTTGTCCTCCGCCTCCGAGATGAGTTTGATGAGCGTCAGGTATTTCGTGAGATCGCCCTCTTGAATGTTCTGGTTGGGAAGCGACTCGACTTCCTTCTTCACTGGATCGACCTTCTCCGTGATGATCCCCTCGCCCTTCTCCCTGCGGAGCTGGTCGAGAGCGCGGACAGCACGCGACTTGATGCTCGTGCAGGCCTCCATCAGCGGCTTCGCGTCGCCTCGGGTCGAGGCTTTCACGTAGAGGTTGATGAGCTTGATCTGCTCAGCCGTGAGGCTCGATGAGTATTTCCTCTCGAGCTTCTCCTGCATAAGCTTGAGGGAGAGGGACGTCACTTCGCTCTTCTTCACGATCTTCGGCGCCTCTACCTTCTCGGTGAGGTGGGCGACGACCTTGCCCTCGTAGACGACGCGCTGGGCTGAGAATGCCGAGTCGGTAGAGCGCCAGTCATTGAGAAGAGTCTGGACCGTAGCGAGCTTTCGATACTCGGGAATTCTCATATCGAAGAATCCCGGGAAGTCGATTCGCTTGTTGATGTTTCTGATGAGCGCGCTCTTCTCGGTGTCGAGTCTTCCGCTGTCGTGAGTCGTTGCAGCCTTGCGAGCTTCCTCGAGCACTCTGAGAGCGAGAGCTTCTGTGGGAACAGTGGTCTGAATGAGCGCGTTGAAAAGTCTGAACTCTTTGTAGAGCTCAGTGCCAGGACGAAAGTGCTCTTTCAGGATCTGCATGGCGATCTCGGCCCTCTCTGTCCGCCCTTCAAGAATGCACTTGGAGGCGTACCGAATGAGTTGCTCGTAGATCAGCCCGACATTCCGCTTCTTGTTGTGACTACTCATTGTCGTCGGACTCTCCAATTTCTTTGGATAGCAAGTCTTCTCGTAGGACAGAGCGTGTAGCGCTCCTCTTAGTATCTATCTCTCTACCGAGCAAACTTAGAAGAGAATTCACCTCTGGTGTCTTTCTTGGAATTGGAGACTCACCGAACATCGCGGTAGCGAGAGACGGACGGTCATCCTCCCAGATGCCCTTGCGCATATTGGACGGACCGTAGGGCTCGTTCATCGTCGACTGCGGACGCTTGTCCATCGTCATTACGAGAAAGTCTGGAATCTCGGCCTTCGCGTTCGATGAGCGCTGGGGTTTCTTCTTGCGTCGGCCGCCGAAGACGTTCTTCGCCTCAGTCGAGGGCTTGATCGGAAACTCGTCGACCTCTCCGAGGATGGGACCTTCCTTGTAGTCACCCGAGAAGAGGTCTTCGCCGCCACCAGCTGCGGGCTCCTCACCACCAGCAGCGGGCTCCTCACCACCGGCTGCTGGACCAGCAGCAGCCTCACCGCCGCCAGATTCCGGCTGCGCTGCTTCAATCTCGGCGTCTTCGATCTTATCGAGCTTCCTGCCGTCCTTCACTTTCTTGATTTCCTCGTCAGTGAGTCCGAGGATGTTCTTGCGAATCCACTGGCGATCGACAGCTCCCTCGGGGGCCGCGCCGGCAATTTCGAACTTTGTCTTGATGAGCTCGAGCTTCTGAAGCTGCGCAACAGAAGACGGGTTGTTGAGACTCAGGTGAAAGTTGAGAAGATCATCGTCTGTGAAGCCGTGAGAGTAGAGATGGATCATCGCGAGCTTGTTGAGCTCAGAGATGATGACCTTCTGGATTCTCGCGATTGTCCTCGAGAAGCGAATGTCCTCCTGGGCGAGCGTCGCCTTTGCACCGATGTCCTCATCGTAGCCGAGATACGCTTTTGGGATTTTCAGCGCAGCAAAGAGTTTCTTCTGGATGTATTGAACGTCCTCGACTGCTGCGGCATTCTGACCGCCCGCGAGCGTCTCGATCTTCGTTCCCGACTCTCCACCGCGGACGGGAATGAAGTAGTCATCATCGACGGCGAGAGGATTGTATCTGAGGTCGAGCTTGCCCGTCGACTGATCGATCGCCTTGTTGCGCTTCAGGCTCGTCTGAGTCTGCTGCATGTAGTTCTCGATCTCATCGGGCGGAACGTTTCCGACATCGATGTAGAAGATCCTGCGCTCTGGCGCTCGGACGATGCGATACACGAGCATCGCGTCCTCGATGAGGATGAGCTGTCTCCAGATGCGACGGGCGGACTCGAGGACTGACGCTCCGTAGGGGAGGAAAGCGTCGTTGCCGAGGAGACGGAAATGGGTCACCTGCCAGTTCTCGAGCGTCGTATTGCCGCGAGTCATCCAGCGAAAGCGGACGGCGGTCGGATCCTTCGGGTCGTATCCCTCCTCGCGCTCGATCTCCGCGATGGGAATCGGATACGCGTTGATGACGCCATACTGCGGGTCGACGTCGTTGAAGAGAAAGAAATCTCCATACTTGCAGAGGTTTCTCACCCACATCGGGAGGTTGAAATTGACGTTCAGGACGTCGTCAAAGAGGTTCGTCAGGAGTTCCTGGACGGCGCGGTTCTCGGAGTAGACGTGGAGGACTCGGCCGATGTCGTCCTGGGAGGCGGTCTCCTCGGCGTAGATGTCGAGGGCCGACGCGATCTCGGGAGTCGCCTCCATTTCCGAGAAGTCAGAGTAGCGACTCATTCGATCGTACGCGCCGTATGCGCTCACGGTGCTCGCGTAGACGTCTGAGACGTTTCTCTTGAAAATTTCGTAGGCCGAAGATGCCGTCGGCTCGCTCTGATTCTTGACTTTTCTCCTGATGACCGGACCGCTCCTGAAGAGTTTGGTCAGTCTTGAGAAAAGATTCCCTTGTTGTTTTGCCACTGCAGACTCCTATCTGTAACTATCGTTCCTGTCGGCTATTTGTAAAGCCAGGCGAGGCCCGGTGGGATCGGAACGTTTGCCTGCGTGGAATCTTCGTGCATTCGTGGATCGTATCCCCGCGGTGCGAACGGGTTACCCATGTAGACCGGTGGCGGACGCTGCGGCTGCGACTTGTTCACTCCGAAAGCTGCGAGCATCGCGGTGTGGGTGCCGCCGACCTTCTTTTCCCCTCCTGCGACGGGCTCATAGAGGGTCGAGCCGATGGCAAGAGACATCACGAGGTCGTCGTTGAACCCCTTCTGCGCTCGGGGCGTGTCGCCCTGCCAGACGAAAGTCCGCATTTCCTCTATGAGCCTGACGGAATAGACCTTCAGGACGCCCGTGCGGAGGTGTTCTTCGAGCTTGGTGAGCGCCGTGCCGCGGCTCGAGGCTGATGTCGTGAAACCGAACTTGCCAATGGGCACGTCGACCGCATACTGGTAGCGCCTGTCGTTGAGGTGGAGGTTCGGGTAGCCGATGTCTCGAAGTTTCGTGATTGTCGAGAACCCGTACGTGTTGTTCTCCGGACAGACGAGCGCCTTGTTGTAGCGATTGCCGAACTCTGCGAGGAGAATTCCGAGCTGATCGGGCGGTATCTTGCCCTTGAACTCGCAGACCTGCTCGGACTCGTTGATGTCGATCACGTGGAAGGCAGAGAAGTCGGCAGCGTCCCCTCGCGAGACATCGGCAGAAATCACATACTTGTGGTCGGGCAGCGGGTATTTCCAGATCCAGACGTTGTTGCTGGGACCCGTCTTCTCTATCGGACTCCTCGAGGAAGTCCGTATCCTCTCGAAATCCTCTGCCGTCAGGTAAGTGTCGCCTGACGAGGCAAAGTCGCACAGGAGCTCCTGCGCGACCTGTTTTCTTGTCATCTGGCGTGATTCCTTGTCGAACCACGCCTGGTCTCGCTCTGGGTGGACGTCCCACATAAGTTTGATGGGATTGAAGTCGGAGACTCGAGTCTCTGCGTCTATCCACAGCTTGTGATACTGATTTCCCACGCCGTTGGGGGTGCTGAGGATGATTGCCGCACCACCCGTCGACAGCGTGGGGTAGAGACCCTTCCAGAGTTCCTCGAAGTTTCTGATGAACGCAGCCTCGTCGATGATGAGGAGCGACAGGGCTTCAGAACGACCGGCGTCCTCCGACGTTGGGACCGCCTTGATCACTGAGCCGTTCGAGAATTCTATCCCCGTCTTCGTTTCCGAGACAATCTCGGGAATGAGCAGCCATGGCGGCAGGGCTGTCAACATCGTCTTCACCTTTCTGATGAAGTTTGCTGCTGTCGACAGCTTCGTCGCAATGACGAGGATGTTCTTTTCCTTGTAGAAGATTGCTCGCCAGAGAGCGAACGCAGCAGTCACCGTCGATAGTCCGAGCTGTCGACTCTTGAGAACGATGTTGAAGCGGTGCTTTGCAAATTCTTTGACACACCTGTCCTGGAATGGGTAGGTGCTGAACTTGATGAGACCTTTCTCGGGGTGCGTGATCTTCGTCCACTTGTTGATGAAGTGGACGGGATCCTTGCCGCACTTGATTATCTCATTGACCTGCGCCTGCTTTGTGGTAGGCATCGGATCAGGTCACCGAGAAAGAGGTCCTAAACCTGTAGTAGGCGATGCGACGCGGGTTGTGAGCAGTTGCCTGAATGATCTCGATAGAGTCGTTCTCAGACCCAGCGATCTGCTTCAGGTTCAGCTCGCTGCCAGAGATTGACTTGAATTCCTTCTTCACCATCTTTGTCGCTTCGCGAAGCATCGCCTTTGCGCGATCAGCCTCTCGTTCCTGCTGAGCGCGGAATGAGTGCTCGGAAGCGAAGTGAACAACGCACGTGTAGCAGAGCTCAACGTTGTCACCACCGAGAATCTTGTAAGTGATGGACGTCGTGCCGTCCTTGGAACCCTTGCAGCACTCGAGAGCCTGCGCGAGATGATTGTAGTTCATTTTCACTCCAGATCAATAAGTATTCACCGCGCCACAAAGATTCTCGATTCCCTGGCGGCCTCGATGTCTTTCTGTGCGGGACGCCAGCCGAGGACCCATTCCTCGCGCCGGGGCTCGTAGAATTCCTGCTCGCAAGCGCGACAGCAGCCGGCAGACTCCATCGACTCTACATCGGTGAGGTCTCCGACTGCTGACTTGCAGATGGGACAGAACGATGCGACTCTTGGGAGTCCTGGACTAATTACTCGGTATTGAATCAGCGGTGCTAACATGTGCATCTGCCCCTCTCGTTGTGACCTCAATGAACCCATCGACAGCATCCTTCACAGCATCGACGTGGGAGATGACGAGGATTGTCTTGAAAAACCGCTTGAGAGAGTGGAGCAGCTTGTTGCACGCCTCAACGTTCTGCTCATCGAGCGCCCCGAAGCCCTCGTCGATGATGAGCATATCGGACTTGGGCAGGCTCGAGATGTTGATGAGCGCCACGCGGATCGCCATCGACGCGAGCATCTTCTCCATTCCCGAGCCCATCTCGATGGGACGACGGGAGTCTCCGTAGTCGATGGAGATGTCGAGGTCAGAACCAGACTCGTCAGTCTCGAGAATGACGGTGAATCCAGTGATGCCGTGAAGAATCTTAGCGATTTCTTCGTTGATTCGAGGTAGTTCATTCCTGATAATCATCATCGGAATGCCGTCTTTGTTATACGCCCCGAGCAACTTTTCATAGAAAGTCCACTGGGACTTCACTTCTGCGAGGCGGCGCTCCTCTTCATCGAGAGTCTGCATCTTCTCCTGGCTGACAGCCTTGCGCTTGTTGCAGTCGACGACGGCCTGGCGGGCCTCTCGCAGCATCCTGTCGACCTCTGCGAGGCGGCGGCGGTTCTGCGAGGCGATCTCGACCTCAGGGGAGTCGGAAATGTGGGCTCGAGCGTGTGCGAGGCTGCTCTCCAGCGAGACGGACCGGGAGATGAGTTTCTCGATGCCGTCCTTCAGGAGAGAGATTCGAGACTCGAGGGCCGACTTCTCGGAGACGAAGACTCTCTCTTTCGTCATCGCGTCGTTGTATTTCTTCACCCTCTCCACCGCCTCGTCGATGTCGTTCGACTTCAGGGCGTTGGTGATCGCGCGGAGAGAGTCCTTGAGTTCCTGTAATTTCTGCTTCTGGGACTCGATGAGTTTCTTGTCCTTCACGGAGTCGCGGATGAACTTGCAGGTCGGGAAATTCTCTCCGCAGGGAACCTCGCTGAGACGGGAAGCGGACTTTTCCTGAGAGGAGAGGACGATGGACTCGCGGTCCACGAGGTGTTTCGCCTCGACGCTGCGCTTCTCGAGCTGCGTGTGCTCGGCAATTCTCGCGTTCATTTCCTCGATGGGGAACTTGAGTTTGATCTGTTCGATTGCCGCGATCTTTCTCGTAAGATCCGTGACCTTGGACTCGCACTCGGCGAGCGACTCCTTCTCGGAGGTGAGGCGAGTCCTGACGGTTTTCAGCTGGCGCTCGATGTCGTCGACGTCGTCCTGCGTGTATCCCTTCTTCTCCTCGACGCCTGCGAGGCGCTGGTTGAGAGTCGTCCTCTCCTCGTCGAGGCGAACAATCTCCTGGTCAGCAGAAGTGATCTTCGTGTCGCAGCTCGCGATCGTGTCGAGGAGTTCTGTGCGAATGAGTCGGAAATTCCTGTCAGGGAGACTCTTGAGGACCCCCTTCAGGGACTGCGAGTCCTCTTTCAGTTTCAGAAAGACGTTCTCGAGGACCTGGAGGTCGAGGAATCGAGCGAGCTGCGCTTTTCTCTGTGTCGCGCCCTGCTTGATGAAGGTGTTCATCTCGCCCTGGGAAGCGAAGGAGGTGAGGAGAAAGTCAGATGACGTTCCCACGAGACTGCGGAGGACCTTTTCAGAGTCTTTCCGCTGCTCGCCCGTGAGGTCAGACTCAGTGTCTCCCGTCTCGTTCATCTTGAAGAAGTTCAGCTGGGTCGATGCGTTCGTGACTCCCTTGCGATTCGTGGACTTCGCAGTCATCCGCTCGATCCTGTATGGGACTCCGTCGACGCGGAATTCTGCCGACGCCATGCAGTGACCCTTGCGGGTGTTGACGATGTTCATCGGCTTCAGGACGCCGCGGTCGCTCGCGTTGAAGAGCGCGTACATCATCGTCCCTGGGATCGATGACTTGCCGATCCTGTTGCGACCGAAGATGCCGACGACGCCCGAGAGACCCTTGAAGTCGATGACGTTGTCCTTGCCGTAGGAGAAAGTGTTCTCCCACTCGAGCTTGTCGAGGGTCCACTTCTGGTTCCTCACGATCTCCTCGTCGTCCTCGAGGCGACTGAGAGTCTTGCCGACGACATCGAGATACTTGTCGATGTCGGTCTCGTCCTTCAGCGCTGCGATGAGGAGCGGGCGGTGCGCCTCGATGTCGCGCAGGCTCTTTCGAGTGTTCTCCAGGCGCTCGGTCGCTGCAGACCTGTTCACCTCGGTGTCCCACTTCCAGACAATCTCAGGCGCCTCGAGGGTCTCTTTCAGGTAGGCAGAGAGCTGTTTGATCTCTTCCTGTAGGAGATTCTCGCTGGAGGAGACCCTGATGCGACTGCCGCGGCGACAGGTGGCGAGCGACTCGATCGTCTCATCTACCGATCCCGCCCACTGGACAGTGACGTATGGGTGGGGAGACTCGAGAACTCGGCGCTCGACGCTGAACGAGTTGGGACCAGAAATTTCCCAGAGGAGGTATCCCTTGTCCTGCGACTCCCCGAAATTCTGCTGGATGGTCGAGCCCGGGTAGGCGAAGCGACCGTCGCGGTCGAGGAACTGGTGTTTGTGGATGTCGCCGAACATCCCGTAGTGACACCCCTCGAAGAGACTCAGGTCGACCTCACCCTCGGTGGCGTAGTCGGAGTCGGTGAACGCGCCCTTCACCACGCCGTGAAAGATCGCGATGACAGTCTCACCCTTCCGGTCGATGTCGTCCCACCCCTCCTCGTCGAAGGGAGAGAAGTTCGCAATCCGGACGCCCTTCATATGAGTCGGATAGTTCCCCGACTTTTTCATAAAGTGAATCCTGTCACTGCCGATCGCGTTGATGATCGGACCGATGGCGTCCTGGCGGTCTGGGTTGTGAATGAGACCGTCGTGGTTGCCGAGCGTGACGTAGGTGGGCGCAATTTCCGCGAATGACTTGAACCACCACGTGAGGTGGTCGATGACCTCGGGAGAGATTCCCTGTGTCTTCGTGTGGACGATGTCCCCGGCGATGACGATCGCGTCGACCCCCTCCTGTCGGAGGTCCTCGAACATTTTCTTGAAGACGGTCCGATACTCTTCGTGTCGCGAGAGTCCGCGCCAGTGAACGTCGGCAAGGTGGCAGATCTTGTAGGTTCTCAAAACATTGACCCCGAAGTGATGTTGCGAATGAGGTGGAAGAGTCTGTCGTTAGGGTTCCACGAAGACGCTGACTGGTGCGCTTCCTGTAGGACTTCTGCGGGCATTTCTCCCACGTCCTTGTATGTGCCTGTATCTAAGATTCTTACGGAAACGCCGTGTGTGAACAACAACTTGGCTATGTCGTGAGATTTTTTCTTCATATCGCTGTCGAGAGCAAGGACGACTGGTGTCTGATTGCCGACGATGCGCTGAAAGAGAGCGTGATAGGTAGAGAGGCTCGAACCGAGAAGACAGGTGGAATTTCCACCGATGGAAATGAGATCGAAGGGACCTTCCACGAGAGTGAGCTCGCGAGTCCAGTCGATGTCAATCTCGTTGAAGATGACGTCGCGCCTCTCTACCCTGGGGTTCACATACTTCACTGTCGAAGTATCGTCTATCGCCCTGCCTGTCCAGTAGTTCAGCTTCCCATCGCAGTCGTACGATGTGATGACTGCCCGGCGGCGGCACCGACCTCTGAGAGTGGTCCCAATCCTGTAGCGCCAGATCTCTCTTTCCCCCACTCCTCGATCGTCAAGATACCTGGCGACAGCTGAGAAGTCGGGATCGAGTCTGGTTCCCACGAGCGGGAGAAACCCATCAGGCAGCTGGAGAATCTCTTCTTTCTCTGGTTCGTCGATGAACTTTTTCTGTTCGACCGTGCCGAATCGCTGTATCCAGCCACTTCGATGCTCCTTTGCGTGTTTTGCGAGAAGTGACGCTACTGAGCCGCCCTTGATGCCGCAGACCCAGCAGTGCCACTTCTCATCATCAAGCTTCACAACGAGCTTGAATTTGTCCTTGTGCCCGCATTTCGGGCAGCGGAAACTTGCATTGAGACCATCCCTGCTCAGGTGACCCGTTCCGAGAGCACCCGAGAGATACTTCAAGCGTTCGTTTGCATCCAGCATACCAAGACTATACTCGGTCAGGACAGGGTTTTCAAGCCCGCGTTTGCAAGAAGGAACGCGTCGGCGGCGTCAAAGCAGCCCTGGACTGGGACCTCGAGCCCCTTTCTCTTTCCGGTCTTGATGAGGCGCGTGGGCCAGAACCGCTGGTCGGATCTCGAGGATGCCCAGCGCAGGACGTGCTCTTTCACGTTCTCACCGCGAGGAACCTTGAGACCCACGAGGCTGCGGGCCCTGATCGCCGGTATCGACACGGGCGGAATGTCCCAGATTCTCCAGCAAGTGTGAGAGACGACGGCGTTGAACTTTGCGAGGGTGACGATGACGTGAGCAGTCGAGCCGCCTGAACTGAAGCCGAGGACGTTCTCCTCGACAAAGATTCCATCGGGACGCGGAAGGGCACGAAGACCCCTCTCGACCTCGGCAGCCTTCAGATACATTCCCTCGATTCCCGCAATGTCAAACCAGCCGATGTCGATGGGAGAGCCGTCGGCGCGGACGAGAGCCCAGCCCGTCGAAGATGTCGAGATGTCGAGACCGAGATAGACCTTGTCAGAAGTCAAATTTCACCTTGATGACAAACTTGTCGGAGAGTCGCTTGGCGATCGGCTGCGCGAGCTCTGCCTTCCCGACGATGTTCAGGTTCTCGTCGTGCAGGTTCACTCGAGTGATGTATGTCATCGGGTTGCCGTCCTCGTTGGCGTAGTTGGAGGCCGTGAGCGGCAGGTAGGACGGCAGGGAACTCGAGTTGATCTGGAAGGCTGGGACCGTGACGTTCGTGCTGAGGACTGTGATGGGCTGCTCGCCGCGGAATTTCACGCTGAAGTTGTCCTTGCCGTAGAGGTCACCGAGATACGGGCTCGTGACGACGGCGAGTCCCTCTTCGTAGAGGAGCGTCCCGACAGAGTTCCACTTTGCGTGGGGAGTCGTCGCGTCGGCGCGGTAGAGGCCGCCCATTCCGTTGTCGCGGAGACGAACAGAGAGGAGCCCTGCAGATCCCGTGAATGACGGATCGACAATCTCGAAAGTTCCCGGGTGGATCTTGCTGCCGTAGAAGAGGTTCGAAGCGTCGAAGAGCGTGGCGAGGTAGGACGAGTCGTTTGCAGTGAGGATGCAAGCGGGAAGTTCGGACGCGTTGTCGCCAGTATGACTAGAAAACGCAAAATCAGGAGACGGGTCGATCAATTCTCCACCCGTGAATGAATTAGAACTAAGAGTTAGCGGACTAAATAATTCTGGGAAATTATTTTCGATTATGGTATTACCGCCGGGTCCAGGACGTGCCTGTATTATCGTCACTTTGCCGCCAGTCCTGACAACGATAAACTCAGTGGGTTGTCCTGTATCACCAGTTATTGCATTTAAGGTTTCTTCCGCTATAGCATCGACAGTCGACACTCCAGAGCCAATCTGGATTATTATTTTTCTTAGAAAACCGACAACTTGTCCAGTAACATAGGGGACCGATCCGTTGTCAAAGACATAAGTTTTTTTGTTTCCGGTTGTTGACTCAAGCGTAAATTCTTTTCCTGCATAAAAAGAGGTTCCCGCAAAATTGTGCGTCAAGTCTACTGTCGCTCGAAAGAAGAATTCACCCTCAAGAAGGAATCTGTCTCCGGCGCTCACGGTCCCGCTTCCCGTGGAGAGTCTAGACACATCGACAAATCCAGGATTGTCAAACCTATAGTGAGGTGTCAGCGAAGAAGTGAAGAGATTCTCCCAGTGCGGTGTGAATTTTCCATTGTCGCAGGGCATAATGAGAAGGTTTTTGCGAACTACCGAGCTCGTTGCGAAGAGTATGTCGTTGACCGTCAAGCCAGCAGGTGCGCCTGCGGCTGTAGACGCCGTCATGTTCAGGTGGCGCGGATAGTATCCCGTGACCAATTCTCTGAGATGATTCTCAGTATTGATGACGTGTCCGCCGAAACCGAGCGAAAGCTGTCGGACGAATGGCGTATTTATCGAAGAAGAAATTACGGCCAAGAACGGCGTCAGCAGAACGTCACGATCAGGAGACTCGTGAACGAAGTGTGGACCGAGGTAGAAGAGTGGTCCGGATCCTGACGGGTATCCCGTGAGCGTTCCCGAGACTATCTGCTCTGCAGAACGATAGCTCTCCCAGAACCTGGTCTCGTGAATCTCTGCGCCGAGGCCGTGGCGCATCGTGTGAGTCGGAAATGTGGGAGGCGAGGTGAAGGGCGCTGTGAATCCCTCAATGCCTGCGGTGGTCGTGTCGAAGAATCCTCTGATCGCATTCGAAGAATTGTTCGAGCCCTCATAATAATTTCCGATGAAGAGGGCGTTCGAATTCTCAGGAGAGTAATCTGTTCGAGTCACTGAAGCCGAGGGAATGCTGAAATCTCCGGATCTCACGCCATCGATGAAGAAAGACCCGGTGCCGGAGTCGACAGACGATCCGCCCCACCTGACAGCGGCGTGGTGCCAGCCGTTGAACGTGATAGACTCATCGCTGAGGAAGATGAGATCTTGTGGAAAGACTCTCGCGTTGTTCGCTACTGTGAGATCGACCGAGCTCGGTGGAATGTCGGCGCTGTGACTCAGCTGCAGCATAAGTCTGAATGACGCGGGTCGACCGTAGGGATCGACACTGGAGCCACTCACGAGCGAAAGAGCGAATGACGATGATACGTGAAAGATCGTACCGGCGTGATAAGTTCCGGAAACCCTAGCAGTGGGCTTGATGTATGTCTCTAGTGTGAACGCCCCTGAAGGTGTCAGGAGAGACGTGCCGTCAGAGCCCGTCGGATTAGCGTAGATGAGCGCGGCATTGTTGCTGAACGTCGATCCGGAGATGAAGTTGAGGCAGAGGTAATTCGCGTATCCCCAGTAGGCAGAGGGATACGCTGTAGCGTAGTGTGGGAACAGGACACGTCGCAGCGTGTTGAATTCGAGAGTTCCCGTGGTGATGTCATTAGAGCTCGTAAGGAAAAGCGGGGGCGTCGATCTTACGATCTCGAGAGTCTTACGCTGTCGAGGATCAGACACGAAATCTCGAACAGAAACGAAATACTCAGGTTCACCATCGGAACGTGTCACAAGATTGAGCGTAGTAAAGATTGCTCTTGATTCATCAAAAGCGGCAATACCACCCAGGGAAGACCCACTGAGCTTCTGTACCACTCTCGTCATCGCCTCGGGATCCATCTTTTCAGATGGGCTCGCCTGTGGAAAGAGGCGGATAGCCCCTGTCACGCCGCTGGATGATGACGAGAACTCCCGCTCAGGTCGCGCAATGAACGTGTAATTTTCGAAAAGGCCAGTTGAAGCCTTGAGCAGTGACACGAGGCCCCCTCAGAAGTCGAGCCTTACGCGTACCGTGAGGTCCTTCTCAGCGTTCTTTTCAATGGGTCTAGAGAACTTGGCAACAGCGAGAAGCCTGTTCTGCTCATCGTAGAGACCGATGGTCGTCGGATACGTGAACGGAACTTGATTATTCGTAGACGTGCTCTGGGCTTTCATCACTACGAGCTCGCCAGCATCGTTGAAGTATGTCGGGTTGTTCGAGTAGTTGAACTCGTCAGCGTTTGCCCTGCAGAAGAAGAGCGTGCTGTTGATGGAAGTCTCGTTCTGAAACGTGATGCCCGTGAGAGAGCCGCTCTGGAATCGGGTCGTTGCAAAGTAGTTCGCGAGATCATCCATCGAAGAGGAAACGAGCAGGTCGGGAATGAGAGTCGCAGAAGGATTGGAAGACGGGAACGCTCCGCTACCGATGATTGTCTGGTTGCTCAGCGCAGGAGCTGTCGCGCCCGTCACTGCGCTGATGACACCCGAGACGTGCTGCGTCGACCAACAGACCTTCTTGAGATCGAGGACTGCGACGCCCGCATCGTACCACAGGAGCCCGACCTTCTGGTCGGTGTTTGCAGCATTGACGATCGATCCCACTCTGCCGCCGAAAAGAGTCTGCAGGTTGGACGCCTCCGTGGAGTCCGTGAAGATCGAGCTGCCGGAAATTGACGTGCTGGTGAGGTTGCTGCCCGTGTAGCCGTTGGTTTGCAGCTTTTCGTATGCCGTGGCGTCGGGGCTACCGTCCAGAGTACCGGAAGAATAGAAGCGCATCGCAAAAGTGTTGCGTCGGATTCCGTCGCGAGAGAAGAGTCTCTTGAAAGAGATGAAGAGCGCCTCGTCGATCCTATCAGTCGTCGTTGTCGATGAGACGGGAGCAAAGAAAGAGGAGTCGGAGTCACCGAGCAGCTTGCCAGCAAAGAGGCGATACATCTCGGTCTTCTCGCGCATCATCAGAGACGTCGACGGGAAGAGACGCTTGCCGTTGGAGTCGATGCCCGATGACGCAGTGAGGACTGTCGAGCCGCTGTAGAAGAGTCCCACGGTGAGGTCGAACATCGCGTTAGAGACCTGCAACGTGTAGTCCTGATCGTAGACAGTCTGGAAGAGCGATGACGTCACCGAGTAAGTCTGGACCGAGTCGGATGACGCAGTGACAAAGATCGCGTACTGCTTTCTCGTGCTAGATCCGGAAATGTCCTGCTGCACGATGTCCACGAGCTGCGCGAGCTGTGTTCTCGCAGTCGTGATGTCTGTGCTGATGTCGAGATCCTTGAAAATTGCCATCTGCTATGACTCCGATCAGCTGCTCTTGGCGATGCTGACGTTGAGGTCTATCGTGATGCCCGTCCTCACCCCGACGATCTTGACTGGTGTGATGATTGTCGAGCCGTTGCCGAATGTAGTGAAGTCGGTACTCGTGTTGGCGAGAACCGTTGCGAGCCTGAATGTCGAAGTCGGATTACCAGAGCTTCCGTTGGTAGCCGTCGATAGGTACACGTCGACTCCGTTCGGCTGCGAGTATTCGGGTCGAGAACCAAGAGAAAGAAATCTACGATTGACTTTCACGTAGAAACCGTCCTCTCTCAGTTCGCTGCTCACTGTTGCAAGGCCGGAAGGAGGATTTTGCGAGACCTGCACCTGCGTGAATGGTTGGACCGATGACGCAATGATACTCACTGCATTACCCGTAATAGTGGCTCCGCCAGTGCTGGCGAGAGACAGGGTCGGATAGGCCGTCAGTGCAACGGCGCTGAGAGAGACGCAGTTGTATTTCAGAGCGAGGTCTGCATTTGTCTGGGCTTCGAAAATCGGCGTGTTCTTTTCGATCTTCTCCTTGCCCACCGAAAGACCGAACTGTGTGATGATCCCGTAGTCGACCTCATCGTCCGCGAGAGAGAACCTCCGAATAGAGAAAGAGTTGTCGTTCGCTGCGAGGAGACGCCTGCCGAGATCCGTGAGGACCGCGTCGACGATGATGTTGGCGTTCGAATTGTCTAGAAAACCCATTGACTTTCCTATCCTCTACTTTTCAACTCGCGTAGAGATTGTAAATCGAGTCTTGGCTCAAATGGCGTCCGCAGATGGCGGGTCTATTCTGTCTTCTACGATTTCGATAGGAACAGAGATCTGTTCCGCTCTTGTAGTATCTAGGACGCTCATGTAGTATTTTGCTTCGTCAGAATACTTCAAAAAATTCATGCTTCTCATTCTCTTTAGCACAGTGAGGTATTCGGGGTCAAAAACAAAATCTACTGATGAAATATTACCTCGGGTTATCGAGTCTTCGACAAGGGGCGTGATAGTATCGAAATACATGTTGGGATACGGTCGCGGAGCGCCTGACGGAGAGAGACATTTGACTCTTAGTCCTCGATTTCTCACGTCAAAAGAAACCTCATACTGCGAAGAGTAATTAGAAACGTATCCGTGAGCATCTACGCTGCAGATTGCGTAGATGTATCTCGAAGATCTACCGAAGTCCCTATCGATAAATCGACGAACTGGATATTCTGATCTAGCAACATTCACTTGAAGCGGCGCGTCGGGTCTGTAAAAAGTTCTCTCGCTGACGTCGAAGTCAAACTCTTTCAAAAGCAAGAACGGTTCGTTTTCGTCTCTTCTCCTGAAGACTTGAAATCTTGTAATGTCCTGTGGTCTATTGACCGGGAACTCCCAGCTTACAGAAAATTCGCCTTTAGTCTGGTCAAATCTAAATCTGATATCTACTGGTGGCGGGGGCGGCACTTTCTCAATCGTGAAAATGGTAGCGACATTGGAAGGAAGAGAACTTACAAGAATCTCATACTCTTCTAAAGAGTCACTCAACGGTGAAATAGATTCTACCTTTGCAGAGTAGACTGCGCTTACGGTGTAAGTGTACGATGAGCCGTATCTTACGCTCGTATCGACGAATAGCCCTACAGTCGGAGGCGAATAGAAAAGAACTTTGTTCTTCTCTCCGCTAGTCAGATTTTCAGACCTCTCTATCAAGAAGCAGATCAAAGTTATTTCTTCTGGAGCAGCTCTTTCTGTTGGTTCGAAATACGTCTCTATTTCTCCTGGAAAGTAAGAGCTGCCCCTGCTTCTCTCCTCAGACTGTTTCTGTAAAGTAGATTCGTTTGCCAGCAAACCTATCGAAGTAGGAGAGATTTTGTAGTTTATCTCTTCTGTTTTGTAAGCAATTTCATGAATGACTTTGTTGCTTATCGTAGCGCTGACATGTATTCCGTTTGCCTTAGAGTATCTTGTCGATTGAATGACTCTATCAACACTATAGTAGATCAACCCTCGAGATTGATCGCTGGATGCAATCGCTTGTATTTCTTCAGAAGACGGTCCATTGCGTTCGAGACTTAGTTCTGCTGAGAGAGCATATGACTTATCACTGAGACTGCCTGCAATCGATCTAAGTTTGCAAGATCTCAAAAAAGAATCTTGCGCTCTTTTAAGAAGAGCTGTGTCTTTCACCGAGAGACACGTGAACAAATTTGAAGATAAATCACCGATTCTATGAATTGGTGTGCCTTGAAAAAATTCTTTCCATCTTTCGGTAGAGTCAACATTCATCGCTGGCGGAATTCCGAATGACAAGCTCACTTTTCTGAGCCCTTCGGCAAATTCGCTAATTGTCTCGTCAGCAGAATATTTCAAGTAGTCAAATCTTACGTTGAGATTTGAAGGCGACGAAAATAGCGAATTGATAATCGATTTGTTGGACTTGATTGATGTCATTTCATTCTCCGATCATATTCTGCCAGTTCCAGGATTGCTCGGCCCTCCGCCGGCGGATGCTGAACCGCTACCACGTGAGCTATTTCGATCTCTATTCGTGAGGCTATTGCCTGCCGCGCCGCCGTCGCTGATAAATTCCTGAATGTTCAGGTCGCTGCGACCTGAACCGACATTGCGTGGATCGTCTTCCACGAAGTCGCTGGGAATTCGTGGACGTGGAAGACCCATGGGGGTTCGTGGACCCGGTTGAGAGCCACGTCCACCTGTAAAGTTTCCTGCTTCAATTTCAGACTCAATTTTTTCTATTTCCAGCTGTCTTCTGGTCAACTCTTCGGTAGCAGTTGACTCTGTCTCAATGCTCAAGTCACTGAAAGACTCTTGCGAAAGTCTATTTCCATTTCTATTCCTTCTGCTTCCTGTTCCCACATCAGCTTCTCTCGGGACCTCTGCCTCGAACGAAATTTGAATAGCTGCGTCTATTGGGATCAACGTAAAGACGTTGAAAAAGTAGACTCTTTCGAAAGCGGAAGGAACTATGACTTCTCTTGGAAGAGAAGACTTCGTGAAGATTCTTGTTTTCAAGAATCTAACAAGAAGACTGTGATCGGAAGGATTCGTCGAATTCATCGACTCTCCTCTAAGTCTTGAGTATGGAATTATTCCGTAATTTCCGTTCAAATTCCGAGTCAAAAAATCTGCTGCTTTCATGTTTCCTCTGGGTATCAGAGTCCCTGATCCAGATTGCATTATTCGCAAAGCTACGTTCATATCGCTTCTGCTGCCTTCTCTTAATGGAGTTCCCAAAGAATCTGCAGAAATTTCCATACCAGATGTTATCCTGAATGTCGACCTTAGAACAGAGTCCATTACATGACAATACAGTATTTTTTGCTGCTCTTCGGCATTCACTATTCCGATGGATGACAAAAAATCCGATAGCTCCGGCAAAGTCGAAAGTTTCCACTTTCCATTCAAGACGTCGTAATGGTAGATGTTGAACCTTCTACCGAGTCTTAGCACGACCAAAAGTTCATAGCCTGGCTGTCCGAAGTCTACAAAATCTTCATCAGTGAAGAGATCGTACTGTTCGATGTGAATGTACGGATGAAATGCTGCTAGCATTCCAGTCGTTCTAGTGTTCGCTTCACTTAACATCGACTGGACATCTGCAGAGACTTTGTAGTAGCGATAATTTCTAGTCTTGTCAGGGTTTTTCAAAGTCAGATCAAAAGAATTGACTTCCAGTGCCTGTCTTGAAATCTTGTCATAGAATCCATGGGGTAAGCCGACAGCAATTACTCTGGAAACATCGGTAGTCTCTTGAAAGCAATTAAAAAACCATTTTGCAGCCGATATGTCCAGCAGGACAGACTTTTTCTCAATACGATTTTCGAATTCTCTCATCGTCAATTTTCTGGACATGTGGTACTTCAGGCGTGAGGCGCTGACTGAAGCTGGCGTCAGACTCTTTAGAGAGTCGATTTTTTCTTCTTGCGTTAGCGCGATATCAGTTTCTTTCAGAACTTTTAGCTCTCTATTGATAGTAGATTCAAGAATTGAAGCTGATGAATTGGCGATTTCGCTGACCAGTTGAAGTATCGCGACTGGTGTGTATTTCGACTGAGTATCGACTACTGTTTTGTTGGTCAGGTCGTTCACGAACGGAATTTGAGTCTTGAATGATGTTTCTCCAAAAGTGCGAGTTCTGGATGATTCCAGATCGCTAAGTCTGGACGACACATCTCCAGCAATGCTTGACAGTTGCTCCGCATACCACAACGAATCTTTTGCTTCCCACCAAGCGTAGTAGTCTGTTGCGTCTGGGTTCGAGACTGTCGACTCTCTTACGACCCGATAGTAACCTGGGTGGTAGTAAATTTTTGCTGTGATTTCAGATTCGCTCGAACGTGTAGTTGTTCCTTGATATGCGTCTAAAGTCGTTGAAGGATCCACAAAATACAACACCAGGTTTGCGATTGCTTCGTAAATGAGATCGTAGACCGAGTTTTTTGATATGACATTTTTTGTCTGCGGTTCTAAGAAAGAGCTCGGTTGATCTTGCAGTTTGAAAGCTTCGTTGAATTTTTTTACGATCCTTGAGTACAAGTCTTTAATTGACGTTGACAGCAAGCTTTTTCTGGACTTTCCGAAGACTTTCATTGCGAGCTCGAGCTTGTCGAGCGGAGCAACAGTGACGCTTCTGGTTTCGTCTAACTCTCCTTCTCTACGCCCTCTGTCAACGTAAAGAATTCTAGCTTCATCATATGGCAAGTTTTTGTTGAAAAATGTTCTGCTGTTTCCCGGCAGCTCATAGCTCAACCCTCCACGCGAAGTTCTTACTTCGACTGTCACGGAAGTATTACTCTGCTTGCTTCTTCTTATCTCATCGAAATCTGTTCTTTCTGATATCCCGTAAGTAAAAAATCTTGGAAAGTAACCGTCGCCGTCTATCGCGGCCTCGTCTGCGTTTTTGAGCCATTCAGATGCAAAAGCTCTGGACATTGGTGGAATCAATTTTCTTCTCTTTTCCTCTCCATACAGTGGACCGTAAAAGAAGCTCTTTGAAACGCTGGGATTACCGCCTTGAAAAGTTACTTGACCAGTTGCTGTTTGCGATCTTTTTTCTTCTCCATCCACAGATGTCACAGTTTCAATATTTGTGACCGTATCAAAAGCAACGGGCTCTGCCCATGAATACTCATCATCGAGAGCAGAGGCAAGCAAAATTCCTCTGACGAGTCCTGATATTTGTTCGTCCGCTCCGCTCCTTTTTGTCCCAAGAGAAATCAGGCAAGCATTGATCATCTCATATTCTTCGAATGATGTATCGTAATTGCTTTCCCGATATGAAGGAAAGCAATCACTCAAAAATGAAAGAAACTCCAGGAAGAGATCAATTGACGTGCAAGACTCTCTTGGGAAACCCGTTGCAAGCTTGTGTCTTGTAATTTCGTCTATCGAATCATAGATTTCGGATATTCTTTTCAAAGATGAAGCACTGTTTGTTGAGCTACGAATTGCTGACTCGAGTATTGGAGAAGCAATGGAATCGTAATTGTTGATCGTCTCATTCAATGACGAAGAAGACTCGTAGCTATCGATGGAATCCCTGATGGATGATGCTAACGCTTCCTGCAGATCTAGTGTGGAGTGTCTATTCGCGACGTTCAACAAAGCGCGTCCCGATGATAAAGGGCCAGAGTTTTCATCAAGTAGAAAGTTCTTGCTTTCAAACAGCAATTTACGATTTCGAGAATCTGCAGCTATTGGAAGGGTCACATTTCGTGAAGATCTCTCACCGAATTTTAGGCGTGTGAATTCTGATGAGAACAATTTCGAAATGACTTCACAGCACACGGCAAATTTTTGCAGAGAATTCAAAGAATCGTAACTAGAGCCCGCTACTGTAGTAACTGTCAACGTTGAATGAACCGTTCCTTCGTTGATCAATCGTTGAATAACTTCGGCTTCTGGTCTTGTTGTATCAATAGCATTCAGACCATTCTGCACTTTCAAAATTATCGAGCTGCTGGTATCTTTTTCCTTGTCGAAAGAAATTGCTTCTTGCTGACTGTCGAATCTACTTGAGTATCTCTTTCTTTTTTCATTTACGTTGTCTACAAAATTTTCCCAATTCTTCGTAAAATCCATTCTATAAGAGAACTCAGACCCTGCTGCTGACATTCTAGAGATTGAGTCAAGAAATTTCTCAACATTTTCTTGGGTCTTTGAAAGCGCGTCTTTCAAATCTGCAATTGTGCCTTCATTCTCACTCTCTATTTTACCCATTAGATATGCATAGTCTGCGTCATTTAGATCTTGATCTATCCTGAGAACATCAAGACTTTGTTCTATAGACTCGACAGCACTGGCTCTGTCTTCTGCAGAAAAAGAAGGTGTGATATCGGCCGTCACGAGAATGTGTGGTCTTTCAACGGAAAGCGAGAAATCTTTGCCGACAGAATTGACTGCTGGTTGTAGAGGAATGCTAGTCGTGTCTCTTAAAGTTATCCCAAAGCTCGACTCCGTAGCTACAGAACCGATAGATTCTCTAGCGAAGTATGAGTCTGCTTGAATGGGAACGTTCGGCGGAAGCGCAGTGGATAATGATTTTTCTGGTAAACTTTCCAGAGGAAGCTGCTGAATTATCTGCTTGTCGGACTGGACTGCTATTAGAGATCCAACTGTTACTTTGCTGACAGCCATTTAGCTTGGTCCTCCTTTGCTTCTTGCAGGAACTCGCTGCACAAATTTTCTTTTTATGGAGTTTGGCGACACTACAAGGTCGTTTTGCGATTGTCTCACTTCAAAATCAGACTCTGCCTGCTTTTTTCTCTCTGATTCGTAAGTAATTGGCAACCAAGATTTTCCTTGTGAGAACGTGCTGTCTAGTATGTCTGGTAGAGATTTTTCATTCTTGATAGTTATCGACGCTCGATTTCCTGGGACCATGTTGAGAAAGATCGGTCTTACGCTGTAGGTGACAGACCCGACTCTATTCGCAAGAATTTTGTCTTCGAAGGAAAGAGAAAGAAAAGAGCAGCCCAGTAAACACTCATACCCTTCGTACGAACCGAAGACTTGAAAGTGATCTACTTCTCGAACGGGTCCATCATACTTCCAGCTTAGAAGAACGGAGCTGCGAAATGTTTTTGAGACCTCTATGTTGCTGATGGTGTCTGGCTGACTTGAATCCGATATCAAAATTGTCTTTTTGATTCCTGTGTCAACGTAATCGAAGCTTTCACCAGACTTTTGATTTCTTTCAATAGAAGCAGCTGATGGCTGAGACTGTCTAAACCTGCCTGCAAATTTTCCGAATCTGTATCTAGATTGTGCAGGTACGAGTGCATCAGGAGACTTCATACCAAGAGAAATTGTGAGAACAGTCCCAACTGGATCAGTTGAGTTGAACGAGTATTCAACAGCAGCCGCAGCATTTCCAGGCGAGAATTCTTGCGAAAACGTCTGCTTTCCGTCGGAAAGCGTTATGATTTCAGCTCTGAATGAGAAAATTTGTGAGTATGATGTTGGATCATTCTTTATCGACGCGATTATGTCGCTGCTTATCCCGGCGGAGTTCAATTGCTCGATGATATTGACGAGGTCTTGTCTTCCAGATGACGTGAGAGTAGCACTTACAAAAACTTTTTTCCTTTTTTGTCCGGCGCTTTCTGGTGACGTGACAGACAGGGTCGCTCCGGAAAATGTTCGCTTGCTATCATAGATGATAGAGTTGCTACTCTGCGTTACTCTCGAATGAATGTCACAAGCAGCAATTCTGATTTCATATTTCGTGTCATTCGCTGAAAGGTTGAGGGGAATAGATACGGAGCTTGAGAATCCTGTTGATAAGCTTCCGACTATTGAATATCTTCCTTGTCCTGCTGACAAGACTCTGGCAAGAACATCGACTCTTATCGTTTCAGGTGGTAGTCTGTCTATCTTTGCTTCAACTACACCAGCGTTTTCCTGAATGTAGAACGGAAAGATGTCGGGCTCTTGCCTTGCAGTGAATTTGCTTCTTCCATTTGAAGAAGACGGGCGACCTGATATCAATCCTGTAAAATTTGTAGAATACTCTCCTGAGTCTAGCAACTTGACAACTCTGCTAATCTTAGGAACTGAGAGTCTTGCTTCGGTGAATGCGTCAGGAACGATTGCATAAACAGAGTCTATTCTTTTCTCGAATGATTTAGTCTGAGTCGTCTCGGTGTATCCGCGAATTTTTGCTATGATACTGGAAGCGTCAACGTTGATGAGAACTCTACTTCTTGTGGGCCTTCTTTCTCGAAATCCAGCATACAAAAATTCGTAGACTGTTGCTTTAGAAAATTTATCGAGATCCATAACGACCTCTTGTTCAAAAAGAGCAAATTCACTGTTGACGCTGCTCAGTGTTTGTGAGCTTTTTTTCTCAACTTGTCTCGTGTAGTTCGACTCTCTACTAGCAGTATGCTTATCTTCGATTCCCCTTGTGGCGTCAATGACAGGAAAATTTTCGCTTATTGCTGCAGGATCAATTCCCTTTTCTAGTAGACCAATCAGATACTTTCTGGTTGCAAGTGGGTCTTCGCTCTCTGTTTCTAGGGAATCGGAGACAACTTGAACGCTGGTAGTGTATTCGTAATTGATGGGGAGTCCATTTTTTAGAGACGACAACTTGTCGTCTGGTAGCGATCTGAGAATGTTGAAGTCTTGTTTGTAGATGACATCTGAGCCGTCCATCTCGGAGTAGAATTTCGCCCTTTCTCCTATGGTTTTAAGCGAAAAATATTTCGATGCTGCCAAGGATTTCGAAGGAGAGGATTGCGCCCTAAGAAGTCTTAGCTTGACAGTGGGGTTTCCGTCATTTGCAGCGATCACTGCATTGAAAGCGAATCTGATGGTGAACCTTATCTTGCTAACTTGATCTTCTTCGAAGATAGCAGCATCTCTGAAAGGCGGATTTTCTATTCTCAGAAAATTTTCCACATTGCGAATTAGAGCTTTCACTTTATCACCAAGTCGAACAAGTTCACGAAAGTAGGATTTCCGTAAGAATCTTCTAAAAGCTTCCCAACAAAGTAAAGATCTCTCTGTTTTCCAGAATCGTCTTTCTTTTCAAGATGACCGTAGTTGACTATGTCCAGCTTTATCAAGCCAGCGCTAGAACTTTCGAATAGTTGAATGGCCAACTCGTTCCTATTGGTGTATTTGGAAAAATTCATGCTTTGTCGGGGCAACGCAGCGATTGTCTGCTCAAGCTCTTGCTCGTCAATAGCTTTTTCTCGAATGTCTACGTAGTTTCCAAGCTGGACTTCATTGCCAACTGTCGAGATCGTTCTTTGAATCGGGGGTAGATAGAGAAATCTTTTTGACCTTCTGAGACGCTTGTCTGCAAACAGTCCTTCAATTTGATCCACTGACGCGATGCTGGGTTCATCTTTTAAAAATGGAGAAGTGTCTGTCACACGAAAAGATAACGACTCTGGACTTATCACAAGTCCCGGGTCATCGAAGAGAACGTCTCGTGTGGAGATGAGTCGCTGGTTATCGAATGATTCCAGAGAGCCCGAATACAGGAACGTCAGAATGGAAGATGTCAGATCGCTCTGTATCTCACCGTTTCTCAGGATTCCATATCCGTTGCCTGAGAAGGCGTTCTGCGTTCCGTACTCATCGGAAGTGACGGTAATCTCGTCGTTGGGAGTGCTGAATGCCTCCATTCCGATTGGCAGCGGGGTAGCTGCCGTGCCGTCGCCTGCGTCCTCGTAGTGGGCGCCAATGTCCGAGAATGAGACGTATTTGACGTTGATGCCGCCAGCGACAAGAGCAGCTCGACCCCGAAGAGTGAGCTGCCCGTCCATAATTCTAGATTTGCCGTCGAGTATTCCAGCCATGCTGATAACTAGTCCCTTGCCATTGTACTACAAAGGCGCGGGATGTGAATTATGAGAGCGGCGTGAACGTAGGATCGATTGCCAGTGTGTAAGACTCGCCAGGGTCACCGTCCTGATATCTCGAAAAGATGCGAGAGTGCTCGTCGCGATTGGAAGAGATCACGATCGAGCCCGTGAAATTTGACTTTACGAGTGGGGCCTCGCGCGGACCGTAGACGTAGTGATCTGGTGGTGCGTAGAATGTGTCTGTGAGCTGTCCGTGACGGACGGGGGAGAGAACGTAGGAAGACTCGATTCGAACTCCCGTTGCGACTGCCGTTCCTGTCACAGGTGCCCAGGAAATTGCGTAGGGACCGCCGCCGAGGCCGTCGCCTCCCGAGAAATCGGTAAATTCAAAGTCAGCGGATAGTCCCAGATTAGTGACCATGCAGATGTTGCCGGCGGGTCCAGGATCTACTTGCGTGAGAATCAGAGACGATCCGCTGCTAGTGGCGATGATCGGAGGTCCCGTGTTGCTGGGTGAGAGCCTGTGAATGTTGATCACGCTTGCAAGATAACTCATCAAAGAATCTGGACGAATGGTCAATCCCGAGATGACGCTAGCGTTCAATCTGAGCCAGACTTCGTTGCTTGAAGAAATGAAGTATTGACCATCAGTGTAGCTGTTGTCAACGTCGATCTTCACATCTGAGATGTGGATCGTGGGAGTCCCGTAATAGGATCCCGTGATGGAAAATCCGTCATTGTCCAGGGTCGATCTGGTAATCGAGATACCCGTGCCGACATAGTCAACGTATCCAATGGCCTGCTTCGAGCCGTCCATTCGCTGTGACCCGCTCGTGCCGTTGAAGCCGTAGACAAGCTCGTCAAAGTGCGGCTTTCGCGTGTACGCCTTCTGAAAGTAATTGCTGAAATTGGATGCCACTAGTTCCCTCGCCTGTTGCCAGCGTCGCGGAAAAACCTTCTTGCAGAGTCAGGTGACGACTGACCGTCGATGAGACCCTGCGGGCCTTCCGAACCTGTGAAAATTTTCGTGTGCAGAGTCCCACTGAGAAGGTCGAGGTTGAACAGCAGGCTCTGGTCTACTACAGGATCGTCGCCGACCACTCGGGTGATCCCCTCTCCGGCGGGAGTCGACCTCGGGACGGCGGTAGGAGTCTGATCCTGCAAGAAGTCTCCGATGAGGACAATTTCCGCCTCGCCAGTGAGGATTTTCAGTCTCGAGTGGGGCAGCGTCTTTCTGTAGTCCTCTTTGAGGTGCGTGTTCTTGAAAGCGCGCTTCGTGCCGCCGGGCTGCAGACCCGCCGGAGTGTATCCGGTCGTGGGTCCTGTGTTGTCTGCCACAAGGTCGTCCGCATCGAGATCGGGCGGTCCGAACGTCCCTGCGTCGAGACCAATGACGAGCTCGTCGTGAGGATCGAGAAGCGTGGGAGAATACTGCTGACGCTCACTGAAATCTCCAATCTGAAAATTGGAGATGAACCTCCAACCGTAGTATCCACCGTACGTGTTGCCGTGAGAAGTCGTGAAACCGTTCGGATTGTCGAAATTTGTCTGTCGACCGCGCAGTGAGACGTTTGCGCGTCCGCCCGCCGGCACGGGAGAGTTCACATTCTGCGGGTCGATCGACATCTGCGTCATAAATCTCGTCGGATCTGCCGAACCAGAGTATCCCAGGGGAACGAGACTCAAACCCTGGGACTGGAATGAGCCGCGATTGAGTCTCACGCCGTATCTCGTAAAACCTTCGCTATTGGTCTCAAGTTTCACATCATCGACCCAGGCTGTCGTATTGTGGACATTCGCATCCATGCTGCCATTGACCTTTGCGTCGTTGTTATTGTTGGACGGAAGTCTGACAGTGTCATATGGATCAACTGCTTCCGATGATACGATCTGCGCGGGTCGACTGCCGCCGAACCAGCGCTGAGATACTAGCGCAAGATAGGGCGCAGGGCTTGTTGATGACGGAGATGATCGCGTTCCTGATGTCACGTACATACCGCCCGAAATTCCAATTATCGAACCCGCCACTACACTGCCGCCCTCGCGGGCGCTGAATGCATTGGCGTCAAGAGTGATTCCTGAGCCGGTGAACGGTATGAGACTCGGAGACACCTGACAGTCAGGAACCACCGTCGGAAACATCGTGAGGTTGAGCGTCGTTGTCTCTGCAAACAGTTCTGAAATCTGGTAGTTTGCTCCCGTGAACCTGTCCTCGCCCCACTCTTTCGCGTACTGCGGCGTGTGGAGGATGGGATTGTTGCCCGAGATCTGCGTGAGAGACTGGCTGAAATAGTCCAGCGTGTCTCCGGGTCTCGCAAGTGCCCCGCTGAGCGCTTGGACCCAGGCGTCAGTCGATGTCCAGTTCGACTGCGTGAAGAACCCGTCCTTGAAGGCGCCGCCGAAAGACGCAGAGTTGTAGTAGCAGACAGATGCCGAAGCGATGAGGTAGCGCTTCGAAGTCCCCCTGTCCAGATAGCCGTCGCGATCTCTCGAGACTCGGCGCTGGCGATAGAGGAAGAAGACGTAATTGTCGATGTCCTTCTTGTTGGTCACCTGCTGATTGTAGGCCGCGTCGCCGTTGTCGTAGGAATCGTTGGCGCCGAAATACCTCTCTGACTTTACGGGAACTCGAAGTTCGACCCTCTTGAGCAGGAAGGGTCTGTCGATGTAGTCGCTGAGTTTTATGGTCTCGTGATCGTAGGCGTGATACTTGGGGGCGTTTGGGGCGCCAAAGAAGCTCGTGGGCCAACCGATCCGACTGTATCCCACCTGCTGCAGGTGCTCGACGTGGTTGAAGAAGTATCCGAACTGCGGAGACCACGAGAACTGTGAGAGAGTCCCGCCCACCTTCACCATTGTCCTTCGTCCGTAGGTTCCAACTTCTGTGTCTCGGCTCGAAGAGACCTGGAAGATGAAATTTGACGCCGACGTTGAGTCGACCACGAGGCGACGGTCGGATGTGAAGGACGTTGCGCCGTCAGCCCTCTTCTCGACCCACCTCTTGAGCTTCGGGCTGTAGTAGAGGAATCCCGTGCCAATACACATCGATCCCGTAGCATCGAGTCCCACCTGCGAGCTAAATGTGTCGACTGTCCCAGAGTTGTGGGCGCGACCCGCTGCAACGTTTGGGTCGGTATTCGGAATGGAGATCCTGATGACTGCGGATCCGGACGGAATGACAAACTCAGGGTCGTCAATTCCCTGAGTGGGATCGCTCACGTCCCTGAAGGTCGAGACCTTCGCGGGTGACCCGACGATCGTGCTGCCGTCTGTCATCACTGCCGATGTGAGAGAGAGGGGCGTCGATGTCCCAAAGGGACTGTAGTGGAAATTTCCCTGATAGGTCGATCCCGCAAGTCTCTCGAGTCCGCTCGAGAGGTCACGAAATTCTGGAGACTTTCCAGTCCCAGCGCCGTCGCTGAAGCCCACGTTCCTCGCAGTCGAGAGCGGACTGCCCGGATCCTGTCCGATGAGGCGCTTGGGAGCCGAGCTGAATGAGGTTCCGACTGTCGTGTAGACTCCCTGGGTGGTCCCGCGATAGATCGCAGTGATCTCCTCTCCGCTGAGAGCTCGGCGCCAGACTGCGAGCTGGGCTGTCGCGTCGCCGTTTGCCGAGCTGCCGGAGAGGAACGCAGACGGCGCGGCCTGGCGGAGGACTCTGTTTGCGACCGTCGTTGCGTTGGACAGGCTCGAGTCCGTCGTTGTCTCCAGGAATCTCGATGTTGTCGAGCCGTTGAGTCCGGCGAGCCCGTCCTCGTAGAAATATGGCGAGTGACCCTCAGGAAACGGACCCCAGGTCGGTGTCGTGTAGACGAGCTCGCCGTCCAACCACATCTCGCAGCGACCCTCGTCTCCCGTCTGTGAGGTGTTCAGCAGGGGAGATGTCGCCTGGTTGAAGAGGAACTGCGTCGGCGGTATGACGGGTGAGCGGGCGGCGCGCTGGACATAGACGACGTGGTGCCAGCCGGGTCTCGAAGCGTCGAACGGGTTGTTGTTGTCTGGCAGCGGCGTGGTGACCTGCACGGTCCTGCCGTGGTACCCCATTCTCGTGTTCGATCCCCACACTGCGGGACCCGTCTTGCCCGCAGTCCTGTGAGTCGACGCGACAACGTTCATCGCGGCTGCTGTCGAGGGCTTGCTGTAGACTGCGGCGAGGAAATGCGACGCTGTCGGTGTTGCGGAGGTGTCCCAGTTGCCGATGAGAAACTGCACGCCGAGAGACCCAGATGACTGGATGAAACTCTTCTCGTGAAGATCGCCGACCTTCGTAGAGTGGAGAGACCCACTCACCCAGACAGAGAGCGTGAGCTCGGGAGCAGCGAAGCTCAGGCAGTCGGCAATGGGTGACGGCAGCGTGAACTTTGTGCTCGTTGTCCCGCAGAGAAGACCCTTCGGAGTGGGAGTGAGTCCCGTGCTGCCTGGATCGAATGTTGCGGCAGTTCCTGTCCCACCAGTGAACGCTGTCCCATCTGCGAGGCTCGTGGAAGGGTAGAGTAGACTCTGCTGCAGGACAAGGCTCGAGCTCAGGTTGTAGATCTTGCCTCGCAGGTCTACTGCAAAGGGCTCCCTGAGATCGAGAAGGGGTTCGAGCTCGCCTGCAAATTTTCCCATTTTACGTCCTGTCGCTATACACTATTGAATCGGTTCCGTTCGCTTTGTTAAGAATTGTCCATCCCGCAGTCGACGATATCTTGTCTCGTTGTATGTATGGACTGCCCGGCGTGCCCGCGGAGAGGACAGCAGAGATTTGCGGATCGCTCACCGAGCTGCCGAGGCAAGAGTCACAGGAATCGACAAACGATGTCGCGGGAGTGGGCAGCATGTCGGGATAAGTCACCGTTCCAAGAAGGCAGAAAATCTCTTCTGCCCCCACTTCAAAGAAAGCGGGTGACTTTTCTTCCTGTGCAGAGTACGACCGCGGAACGAGCTGCTCGATAGCGTAATTCTTCCTGTCTGCGCCCTCCGCAGTCCAGCAGGGCGACGCCTTGATGCCGCGCTTCGCATACCCAGGAGTCGGATTGACGACGGCAATCTCAGCCCTCGACTCGAACATGCCGACGATTCCGCTCGACCTTATGGGATCTGAGAACCCGCCGGCGTTCATCACCGACGGATACATCACGGTGCCCTCGTCGAGAAGGTAGGCGACGGGCTGAAAGTCGGTCATATCAGTGAATCCCGGCAATCCGGGATCAGCGTCACCGAGGGTCCGCACTTCCAAATAGGGACTTGGCGCGTTCGTGATCGAGCCCGCCATTCCCATATCGAGCAGGTTCTCATCGAAGAAATTGTCGCTCACCAGTCGACCCGCGTGGACAAGGATGTCCGGCGAGTTGGGTCTCATACGGGCAATCGGAGACCTCAAGAACTGTTGATAGGTAAGGATATTGACACCTTCACGGTAAGTGTCTGAGTCAATCTCCTGTAGGCTCGTGATGGTTGACACTATGCCCTCCTCATTTCTGCAGAAAGTGTGATAGAAGTTCCATCGCCCATAATCTCAAACTCGGCTCTAGACAGGCTTCGCTGTTCGCGACCGAGGTAGATGTCTGACCACCCGTACTTGATTTTCTTTCTCTCGAGAGCGTGACTCTCGATTACGAAATTGCTGCCAAGAAAATTTGTGTTGAACGGCAGCATCTGCGCGATGAGCGGCTCGAGGTTGAGTTCGAACCACTTTGCAAAGAGAAAGACGTTGTTGTAGACGGGAGCGTCCACGAGACGATTGAAGTAGATGTCTCGCAGGTGTCTCTCGCCCGTGTATTCCAGCGAAAAAGCGTCTGCCGAATTTCCGTAGAGATTGTCGAGGGGCTCGTGACCGCCGAGCATCAGCACGATATCCTCGTTCAGCGCTCGTGCAACGCTGATCTCTATGCCGAACCTGTTGTCATCGACAGAGTTCTCGTGAGGATCGATCGTGTATGTCGCGCCGAGTCGACCACCGTATCTCTCGACGTTGGACTCCGTCTCCCAAGATTTCACTCGAACTTTCTGGTCAGTGGACGACTCGTCAAAGTATGGGTCAATGGGGTTTGACAGGAACTCGAAGCCGCCGATGACGGGCGAGCTCGGGGAGAATCCGGTTCCAGAGAGGTGAAACCCATTCTGGCTGAAGTCTGTGAGAGTGATGTTTCCGCTGCCGTCGGATGCCGTGACGGGCTGATCGAAGCCGCAGTCGAGCCGCAGTCGCTCGAACGATCCCGACTCGGACGTCACGAAGTTGAAATTGACAGACGGTGACTTGACACCGAGGCTGAACGGGTTTTTCACGTGCTCATTCCACTCGCTGCCGGAGAGGTATTTTGACCAGAACCTCACTTGCGAAACTTTTCCGCCGAAAGTTGCGAGTCTCGAGCTCGCTGGAAGGGAGGAGTAGTTGAGAAATTTGTTTGACGCGTTCGTTGTCACCGTCGAGTTTCCGATCTCGAAGAACGCTCCGCTTGCGTTATTGACAGAGTCTACGCTGGACAGGACGTCAGATGACGGCGGAATGACTATCGTAGAGACCGACTCGGTGACGAAGAGGTTCTGACCGATGCTCTTGCCGAATCTCAGAAAGAGTTCGCTGGTGTCGGAAGACAGCTTGTTGCGACCGAAAGAGACATAGAACGGGTATCCATCGAACACTGGGAGATTCGACAGCTCGACAGAGAATCTCTGCGGATTTGACGTGTCCGACGAGTATGAGCCGCTCAGTGTGATATTTCCGTTGACTCCGCCAATCGTGCCCGATTGCTGTAGGATCACGTTGAAGAGTATGGGCTTGTCGTTGAAAGATCCGGTAGTCGCGAGTCTTACGAGTGATGAGTCGGCAACATTCGAGCTGTCCAACAGGTAGTGGGACTCAAAAGTGAAACTTCCGCTCGTCAGCAGCCCGTCGCTGGACGTGGGCGTTGCACCACCAGACGGCAGAGGGACGCCAGGTTCGACTCTCGAAGCGCTGAGATATGGTGATGACACGAGAAAGCTTCCGCTCGAGAGCGTTCTCATCAGCTTCTTGGAAGATTTTCTGCCAGTTATGTAGCCCGATCTAGTGCCGCCGTATTCCTTGAACCTGAGAGTCACATCGGGATCAATCCCGACAGACCTGATGATACTCTTCACTGAGTCTGTCGTTCCTTTGCTCTTTATTATCGTAGGTAAGGACGCGAGTATGCGACGCCAGACATCTGCTTCGAGCTCGTAGAGTGGGTTTGTACCGATAGAAGTATCAGCTTCGATGTTGTCTCCGTGAATGTATTGTAAGTACGTTGGAGAACTGAACATCCTGGGCAGTTCTATTCCGAATTCTCTTGCCAGATACGGAATGAAAGTGTCAGCTATCCCTCCCGTCTCAGTGTATCCGACAGCGTTCAGTCTGCTCATCTGATCGATGAACATTTTCATTTCATCGAACTGTTTTGCCCAGATGAGCAGAAGCGAAGTTATCAGCTGGACTGAGCCTAGCTGCGTTGCGCGTGGGAGGTCTCCGCCATCGGAAAAGTCCCTGCCGATCTCTCCGTTAACGGTTGAAAGTCCCACTGCACGCTGTTCCTGTTCGAGATAGTGACCGGGAATGAGTTTCACTATGTAGTTGGGATTGTTAGCGTCATAGTCTCTTGCAGACTCTAGGGCATTCGAGTTTATTGTAATGAGATCTGCGTAGTCCGGGAAAAGGACAGGATTGTAGGAAGGTCTCTCGCCAAAATTTGAGGGACCGCCGGTCTGAGCGCTGGAATTTCTCAGTGCTGATGAGAAACCCGTGATTGTCGAGTGCAGACCGTTTCCTGATGAGTCGATGACGAATGAGTTCCTGTCGTAGGATCCGCTTGGCTCGTTGAACTTGTAGTAGAGACGAAGTTTTTCGCTGGCCTCCGCGGGGCCCGTTGCAGCCGCCCGTATCTCATCAGGTGTCCTATTTCCGACGTAGACTTTGAAGTCATCGAGTGAACCGCTGAACGCCTGGTTGAACGTGAACGTCCCGTGATTGGATCCCGACCCGATGTAGAGCGGTGAAGAGAGGACAGTAAAGAGACCCGTCTCACTGACAGGCATCGACTCTCCCGCAAGAGTTCCGCTGACATAGATCTGTGATCGATGAATTCCGGGCCGACGATTGATGACGGCTGCTATGTCGGTCCACTGTCCCTTTTCTATGAAAGCAGAACAGGATAGAGCCGTCGATCCAGAAATGAAATTGAAATACACCTCAGCGTTAGAGGTTGTTGAGTGACTCACGAAAAGAGTGTATCCGTTTCCTGACGACACTCTCTGGGCAATTATTTGATTGTCATTGTTGCTGTTGGGAACGAAGAGTTTGGTCTGCAGAGAGAGCGACAGAAGTCCTGGGTCAAGAACCGAAGCGCCCGTGATGTTTCTCGAGAGCTCGGGATACAGGGCGCCTGCAGAGTCCGTGACATCGATGTAAGAAGAGCCGACAAAGGAAAGACTGTTGAGAGACTTTGGAAAGAGGTTGAACACGTAGGCTTCGTAGCCAGTCAGGGTATCAAAAAAATCTTCTATCTCTCTGAATGTGCCGTCAAAGGGAAAATTGTTGATGATCTTATCGAACGCAACGTTCACGTTTGCGACAGCCGAGCTGAAGAACGTGTGATTCGCAAAATTGGACCAGTCAACGGGGAGCTGCTGCGTTGACCGAAGGGGCGACCCCGGAGGCGAGAACCTGAACGACGCGGAGCTCGGCGCCTGATCGTAGCCATCAGCGGACGTAAGACCGGCAGAGGTGCTGCTGCCCTGTAGCGAGAGCAGCGTGTCTGTCTTCGTGTAGTCGATATTTTTCTTGACTCTCGGCATTACTCGCTCACAGTCAGTCTGTACGGGACGTTCGTCAGCTGCACCCTCTGGCCGTCAATGTCAAACTGGAATTCGACAGACAGGGGAATCCCCAGCGGGAACCCGTGAGTCTGGATATCGAAGTAGTTGGACACTGTGTCGCACGAGAGTCTCGAACCCGGATCATCGAAATCAAACAGGAGTCTGCCCGTCACGATGTCGCGAATTCTCAGCCTCCCCTCGCTCACCTGCAGCGGACGGGGACTTATTGGGAACCTCGACGCCTTGTTATTCTCATAGTCATCGAAGAAAGCGACTCGTAATCTGACCGGCGTTCCTCGAGTGACTCCCGCGGGGGTGGAGAAGACAGAGGGACGCAGTTTTCGAGGTCCACCGGTCGCTGGGGCGGCGCTCACTCCCTGGACCGTGATGGACCCGGAGAAGAAAGTCACCGTCCCATCGATCGAAGTCCAGCGCTCGTCGAGCGTGATGGACCCTGACGCCGCGAGGGCAGCGGCGATGGTGACGCTGCCCGTGATGACGCCCGTGCTCGCGGCTGGCAGTGTGAATGACGCAGAGTAGATTCCCGTCACTGGAGACGCCCACACCACCTGCGACGCCGTGACGTAGCTCACGTAGGACCCCGTCGCGAGCCTGACAATGGCGCAGTTCGGACCCGTGATGGGAGTCAGCGCGGTCCCTGACAGGAAATTTCTATACTGTCCCCTCACTGTGTTGTGGACCACGAGAGAATTCGCAGTGTCGAAATACGACGAGCTGTGATTGTCGATCACGCTGTTGTCGTAGGAAATTGTGAGAGTCGGACGGTTCGAAAAGTCTCTCACGTGTCGCGAGGCGAACCTCTTCACGAACCTTGTCACGCCGTCGGACTCTTGGGCTGCGGAGAACGAGATCCTGTATCCGTTGTCGGGTAGGACTCCCGCGATCGTTGCAGAGACGATGCGAGTGACGTCCATCGTGAGGTCCTCGAGACCCGTCTGGAAAACTTGACTCACGCGAAGGGAGGTGAGACCCTGGCCGTCCTGTAGGTTTCCGCTCACAAAGTAGTCGATGTTGGAGTCTCCCAGGCTGCCGCTCGCCGCGGCGCCCGTGACGTTCCACGATGACCCTGAGATTCTCTGGAGGAAATTCGCGTAGTCGACGTCTGCGAAGGAAATGATGTCCCTTCCGATTCCCTCTTCGAACGGATTCGCGAGCGGGTAGAGGTCGAGCGTGAAGTTGCTCGGCGTGGGCTGACCGACCGACAGGCTGCGCATTCTCACGACGGCCCTGAAAGATGGGTCTGCGATGTCGATGGAAGATGAGGCGAGGAGAGCGACCTGTCCGAGGTCAAATTTGATGAGAGCGCGAGAGAGTTCGAGAGCGCCCGTGACGTAATTCGACTCGTCGTAGAGTTTGAAAATGTCGACAGTCCCCGCACGACCGACATTACCAGAGACGGCCGGGATCGTCTCGATGAGTTTGTTGGTGATGTAAGTGTCTGCGCTCGCTGTTGTGATGACTATCAAGTTGACCTCAGCTGGAGGCGACTACGACGTCGCTGGTTGGATACCTGACCTCGAAAATGCCGCCCGGGGGTGGGATGATGATACCCCGCGTCGTCGCGAGCTCGATGTCATACTGGTAGTCGGAGTAGACGGTGTCTCCCACATTACCAGAGCGGTTGGAGAATTCCAGGTTTACGAGGGAGAGGACGCCCGGCGTGTTGATGATCGCGCTCACGACATCGGCGATAATGATGGGCTGATCGATCTGGAATTCTGCAACGTTGAGTTCGTTCCTGATCGCGGCGGCGACGGCCTGTAGGACTTCGATGGAGATTGCCGACGGAGCGACAATTACCGACGCTCTCACCGAGACGTTGACGATCGGAGAGTCCACGATGTCGACAGCGTCGGAAATCAGGCGCAGGCCGTTGAGGTAATTTCTCAGGTTCAGCTTCAGGGTGTCCGACGCTCTCGTGAGCCTGCCCGCCGAGTCGAAACCGAGAATGTAGAGGGTCTTCGCCTGCGGGTTGTTCGGGTTCATTCGGCAGCCCGCCTTGCTGACCTTGCCGAATTTCGTGGGCAGTGTGTAGACTCGAGCGAGAAGGTCGTCCTTCGTGACAACTCTCAGCTGGGAGTTTCTCGATGCGGGTATCTGGAGACGAAGTTCGTCGACCGTGGGCTGGGACGCGCCGCCGGATGACGGGCTCGGGTTGATGACATCTGTCGAGGCGCGGACGGAGGCGGCGATGGAGTTTGACGGAATCCCAGGGAAGATCATACTGAGGGATGTGATCGACCTCACGGAGTTTGCTGCGACGTTGTGATCGAGTCCACCGCCGTATTCGTAGGTGACAGTGAGCGTGGTGTTGGAGGGCGCGATGCCGAGCGTGTTCGACCTCAGCAGGCGATTCGGGTCCACGGAATACCTGCCGACGGGATTCCTACCGTAGAGGGGCAGAGCGAGGTCCGACGGGTCAAAGACAGTGTCTTCCGTGAGCGCGTTGTCGCCGCCGCCGAACGTGAGGGACGTCGATCTCGTGCCGAGAGAGGTCGAGGTCGTGAATCGCCGGGGCGCGGGAATGACCTCCAGAGTGTCGGAGACGAGCTGATAGTCCTGCGTGATGTTCGTGACGGGCGCGTAGACGGTGTCCTGCGTGAGAGAGTCGACTTCGTAGTAGTTGTTCCCCTCGGAGTCGGTGACAGAGACTATGCGACTCACGTTCGCGCTGGTGAGCGTGACAGAGAAGAACGGATTGTATCCCGATGGGACTGGGAAGGTCTCGCTCCTGCGAGTGGAGGACGTCGCCGTGCCCGTTCGAGAGAGGACAAAGGTCGCCGGGTTTCCCGAAGCGTCCGTCTCACCCACCCTGATTGTCGCCTTCAGGAATCCGTCAGTGTCTGTCTCGCCGAAGTTGATGTCGTCCATCAGAGTGAATGAGATTCTGCCCGCTGACGCGGCGACTGTTCCCGCCTGGATGATGGGGAGCGCGGTGGCGAGGGGGACGTAAGAACCGTTTGACAGCGTCGATGGGACCTCGATGAAGTACGAGAGGGAGACAGTCGAGGGACTCGCGCCCGTGATCTTCACGCCCGCGTTGTTGATGTGACGTTCGATGTTCTGGATCTCGACGGCGTCAGTCCACGAGAGCTCGTTGAACTGGTGATCGAGGTAGAAACTCATAGTGTCGCCGACGGAGGCTGCGAGGTCGATGAACATGCCGCCGAGGCCCGACTCAGAGAAGTCCTTGATCTGATCCGAATAGAAAGTCGAGGCGTATCTGGTGAGATCGGCGCGAATGTCTACGAAATCTTTGGCGAGAAAGTTTCTCTGTAGCTGTGCTGTGGTCCCTCTGCTGCCTGCCATTAGTTCACCGCCGAAATGATGACTTCAATTACTCTCTGTTTCTGACTCACTCCAGGAACGCTGTAAGTGACTTTTACGATCACTTTCGAAGGCTCGGTGTATGTCGACGGAGTCTGCCGCGATTCAAAAGTCTGGAGGTTCACATACGGAAGATATTTCGAGACTGCCTCGCGTATTCTGAGAATCGCTTCGGTGTCTCCTTCTTCGGTGCCGAGCTCGAAAGCGAGCTCGCGAAGGTTTGCACCGTAGTCGTAGCGAAAGAGGCGCTCGCCGTGGTTCGTGAGCAGCAAATTTCGAAGGTTATCACTGATCGTGTCTTCGAGATTCTTGTGCATCACGAAAAGTCCGTCGGCATCCTGACCCTTTTCCAAGGGAGTCTTGATGCCGATTGGGACCTGTGGCTGAGTGACGTTGGTCCTTCTCCTGTAAGTCGATTCTCGCTCGCCTACTGAGAGGAAGTCATAGACTTTTGCAGTTGCCAACGGACCTCCTTGTCACTACTATGTATTGACGAAGTGAAGCTCACGATAGCTGCGGAGTCGTTATTACGTCACCGGTAGCTGTGATTCCACCTGGGTTTATCTGGACGATGATGGATTTCACGTACGCATCTATCGCCTCAGTGATGTCTGTTGACAGCTGCGCAATGACAGCGTCGGAATTTGCGCCGTCTTGAGACCCGCTGTCCCTTGCAGCAGAGAACGCCGCTTTGACAGAATTCATTAGCGCAGGCTTGCCTGGTGTAGAAATCGGCATCTCACTCTCCAAAAATCCTGGTTGACTTCACAGTAGGTATCTCAGACTCTCTCGCGTCCATTGCGGATCTCAGGGCGGTCGCTGCGTTATTGATCTGCAGCGATGGAGCGCCGTATCCTGGTGTGGTGTGAGTGAGAAGGGTGTCGCAGAATGTCCTGACGTCATTGATGACGTTCACTAGCAGGGTCTCGAGCTGCTGATATTTGACATAGGGTTGTGATCCATCAGGCCCTGGGCCACTGCCCTCACCACCGTCGGCAGTCGATCTTCCCAAGAAGATCTGATTTCCCGCTATCCTGACGTTTCCTTCCGACGTCATCATTATCGCAGAGAGATCGCTGTCCTTCTCACCCTCTTTGATGATGTGCACGCTGCCATTGATTGAGTGAGTGTCGTCCTTTCTCGCAATGAGGCAGACGTTATCGGCCTTTGCAACGACAGCGGAAGTGGGAGACGGAAGCGCGGCAGGACCGAACTGGGACGGCAGGACCGAAGACACATCAAAGTTGCTGACGAAGTCGGTGCTCTCGCTGACATAGACTCTTGCTGCGTCATCGAAAAAGTCAGGATCGCCCTCGGCTTTCTTCGATGACCTAAAGTCCTCGAGCCTCTTCGAGACCTCGAGAAAATTTCTCCTGTTGAGTCTCACGGGCGGAACAGTGCGACCCGTCTCCCCTCTAGACAGCCAGCGACTTCTTCCAGCGATTATGTCTACAGTCCCAGAAAATTGACGAGGACGTCTTGAAGAAATGGATGGCGAGACTGTCGGATTGTCGGACTCTTTCCAGCCGCGGTCGACAGTCAGACAGACGGCAGAATTGTTAGAACCGTGTAGGACTAAATCACCTGGAAATTTTGTGTATCTCGGAACGGGTTGCAGGGTCGTCGAGGAGTAGGAGTCAATAGCACCGGAAAGAACGGTGTCGTAAGGGTTGCTTCCCGAAACATTGGCAAGCGAGCTATTCGGAAAATCATCGAGTGGAGGAGGCGGTGGAGGGTTGGCGATTGATTTTTTCTCGACTGAACCGACAAACCCTCTATCAAAATGACTGTAATTGAGATCCTCGGCAGTAGCGTCGCCAGTGACCCTGGAGATCCAGAACCCTTGGTTCTTGTTGTCCCTGTCAAAGATGACCCAGACTGTTTCTGCGGGTTTTACGGGCATCTGTATGTGGGACGAAAGAAACGGGTAGCAGACAGCGTACGATCCCTTTCCTCCGTTGGTGAGGTCGGCACCGCGATCAATTCTTCTCACGACAACGCTATTTCTCGGCAATCTTTCTAGCTGAACCTGAATTCCCGAGAGCTTGATCGTGCTGCTGATCTCGGGCCAGCTATCAGGACCCGTGTAGACAGCAACTACGACACCCTTCTCGAACGGTGTCTGTGAAAATTCTGCCATTACTTCTCCTGGATCGCGTCATACATGTCTTCCGGAGCTGTCGTGCTCCTGTCTGCGTCGTCGATCATCTCGGCAAGCTTGATGAGCTGCTCAGTGCACTTTCCCATTCTCTCGAGATACCTGACGAGCATTGGACCGTAAGTATTGTGATCATTTGTCGAGCCCGAGCTCGAAGAGAAGAGCTGCGTGTAGAGGACGCTCGCGAGCTCCCGATCGCTGACAGCGTTCTCATAAATCTGCTTCCAGAGAAACTTCTTCTTCTCGTCTGCGGACTCGATTGAATCGATGAGATCTCCGAAATTTTTCATCTTCGACTCTTTGTTCTGGAGATCCTTCATCGCCTTTGCTGCGCTCTTCAAAAGATACCTCCCACCCTATTGTTCACTTCTCGATACTTCTTCCTGATCGATGACATCGCCGCAGACATCTGCTTGTGATTGACGCCAGAAATTTCTCGAATGTAGAGGAACACCGCTCTCTTGCTGAGGAGATCGATCTCCTCGGAATTTTCGAAAATTGTCTTCAGCGCTGCTATGACAGAGATCTCGTGCGGTTCGACCATATCGTCCTCGATGTCATCGAGAGCGTCCAGGATTCTCTGTTTTCGACCCTTGTCGATGAGAACGTCATCTGGCGAGTGGGCGATCGAGTGGTGAGAGATTGTCCTCCTGTCAGCTGCCGAGAGTCTGGAGACATCGTCGATAGACACGCTCCTGACGTCGTCCTTGTGTCTTCGCTTGGAATTGTTTATCAACCAATTTCGAGCGACCACGTTGAAATACGAGAACGCCTTTGTTCCCCTCTCGGGGTTGAACTTGTGCATATTCTCATACAGGAAACACACACAGTCGGACTTCACTTCGCTTACGCTGTCGAATCCCTTTGAGAATCCGTAGATGAAGATCAGGTTCTCTACGAGCTTGTTGAACGCAGGCATAATCTCGCGTATGTAGATGTCTTCCTTGTTCTCTAGAATGGGTTCCCTGTGAAATTTGATCATCGACTCCTGGACTTCAGGACCAAAGTAGAGAGTCTTCGAAGCCGTTGCGGGTGTCCCCGTCTTTTTCTTACCTCTCAAGACTCTTCCTCCTCTACGCGGCCGAGCTTCTGGGCGACCTGGAGGATGGACTCCCGACAGGCTCTCACGTCCTCTACTACCCGTCTCACTTCAGGAGAGTCGTAGAACAGCGGAATTTCAAGGACCTTCGAGATTGACCGGTATCTCTCGTCCAGAGAGTCAAGAGACTTCTCAATCTCCTCCTGGAATCTGAGGAGTGTCATCGAGAACCGAGCGAGATAGAAAAACGCCACGACAAGGAGCGAAGTCTCGAGTCCTATGATGGCGTAGAGAGCGATCTCGTTCATAGCAAGTCACCGAGTTCTCTGTCGTATGACTTGAAGACCGCTTCAGAAGAGAATTCAGCGCGAAGAAGTTTTCCGAGGTCGGCAGCCCACTTCTTCGGCATCTCAGGAGAATTCATAAACTTTCTCATCTTCTTCTTTGCGTCAGCCTCTTTGGGCATCGCCCACTGAGAACCCGGGACGAAGATTTGATTGTCTACCTTCTCTGTTGGAACGGGGATGAGATCGTGCTCGACGCTGATGAACTTGCCGCGATTCATAAAGTCGAGGTGACCCGACCATCCTGTGCAGATGACCGGTAGGTCGGAGGCAGCCGCCTCGAGAATCGGAAGACCGTATCCCTCTCCGCGGGTGAGTGATAGGAGTCCCGTGACCTTCGGACTTCGATACAGCGACGCAATCTCAGCAGTCGTCATCTCTCCGTTGATGAGATAGATGGGCGGTGTCTTGCCGGCGCGACGAACTTCATTGACGAGGTTCGTGAAGATGTTTCGGAGGTTGTTCTTATTGAACGTCGAGTTTGTTCCGAGGTTTGTCTTGATGATCAGGCCGACGTCGGGACTGTCCTTGAATTCCTCGCAGAACCACTTGACGGTGTAGAAGATGTTCTTTCTGTCGAGCTCGGGCTTGATACCTGACAGCTGACCTACGAGCAGAAAGTTCTTCTTGGTCTTCACCTGCGGCAGGTTCAGGGGCTCTGCCGTCACAATGTCATCGTGAAATGATTCCGGAACGACCCTGACATCGGCCGTCGACGCGCTGATGAGACTCTTACAGAATGTCGAAGGAACGATCACCCTGTCCATCTCATTGCACGCTTTCACCCAGTCAGGATTACATCTGTCGGTCTCCACCACCGCCGACATACCGACGCACTTTGCGCCTGGGAGACGCTGCCACTCGTTCGGCAGCTGGAGGGAGATCATCAGGTCAGGGGTCTTCGACGGCTGCTTCGCAGAATTGATGATCCTACCGACGAGTCCACCCTCTGCATCGTGGTTGAGGAACCACGATGTGGCGCCCCAGTTGAGGATGTCAGAAACAATCTCAACGTTCCTCGTCTCCAGCCAGCGAAAGATCTGTCGGGCGTGGGTTCCATAACCAGAATTGGAGAGCAGCGGGGCTCTCAGGACTACCGACTTTTTCATAGCGCCTCCACCGTCCAACTCTTTCTCTTCTCTCGCCAGTTCTCAATGAGAGCGCTGAGAGACTCGTGCCAGGCGTCGATGGTCGCCTGCATCGAGAATTCCGATTCCACGTATTCGCGTGCCTTCTTACCGAGCGCCTCTCGACCCTCGGGACCGAGATCGTAAATTTTCATAATCGCTGCCGCCGTCGTCTCTGCAGAGACGTAATCCTCGTAGATGTATGGGACCGACTGCGACCCGACGATCGTTCGCAGCTCGACAGGGAGGGCGACTCCATTCTCCGAGCCGTCGCGGTGGTCGACGACCTGTCGGGTAAGACCGCCGGTCTTCAGCGCGATAATGGGCTTGCCGATCGTCATTGCCTCGAGAGTCGAGAGACCGAATCCTTCGGCAAAAGAGATATTGATCGTCACGTCGCTGACATTGTAGAGGACGTTCATCTTGTCAAAGTCGATCCTCTCGGTCGAGTAGGTGACGTTCTGACTGATGCCGAGCATCCTCGAGACTTCGTGAAGATTTGGACCCTCCTGATCGAATGGATCGGTGTGCATCAGCAGAGTCGCTTTCTTGTGACCGTGTTTCGCCTGCAGCTCGTCGAGAAAGATCTTCCAGGACTCGAGGACGTCGCCTGGTCGCTTTCTCCTCGCGTTCCTGTTGTTCCAGAATGCGATGAAGTGGTCCTTGCGCTCTGGACCGAGAAGCTGCAGCTTCCACGCATCGACTTCCTGTTTCGGAAGAGACTTGAAAATTCCCGTTGGGACTGCGTGGGGAATGAAGTTCGTTTTCTCGGGGAACATTCCCTTGCAAATTTCATATGTGAGATACGAGTGACAGTTGATGAGGTCTGTCGCCTCGTACATCGGGCGGTTGAACTCGGGAGCCGGGTAGTTGTCCCACACGTGCCACCACGCGATAGGACATACCTGGTGGATCTCGTCCTCCATTTCGAACAGCCAGGTGAAGAACCTGGGGTCTGTGAAGATGAGAATCGCGTCAGGTCGCTCGTTGACGATCGCGGATCGCAGGAGATTTCTGTCTCCAAAGCCGTCAATGGGCTTGATGATGAAATCCTCGTTCACCATCACCGTCTGGTAGTTCGCGTGCTTGAGAGCGGCGCCGAACTGGCGGAATGTCCACCCACCCTTCTGCAGGAGGCCGTTGACGAGATGTCTCGTCTGCGTGGCGACGCCGCTGGTCGAGAGAGCGTGATCGGAAAGAATTAGAACTTTCTTCTTATGCAAAGATGCCTCGCGTAAACCATCATCCTTACGCGAGGCAAGATTGTAAACGTAATAAGTATTACGGCGTGCAGATTCCTGCCTTGCGATAGTCACACCACTCGCAAGAATACTTGTTTTTGATGAACTTTCCCTTTCTGACTCCGGTGACCATATTTCTGACCATCTTTTCTCCCTTCTCCATCGGCTTGGGACCGACAGAGATGTCATAGCGAGAAATGGTCGATCCGGGTTTCGCGCCCTTCTTCAGGACCACGAATGCGCAGCCCATTTCTCGACTGTTGACATCGAGCTTGCGCGTGAGGAAAGACTTGTAGAGCCAGAGCTGGGCGAGTGTGAGGTCGTCCTCGAGCTTCTCTCGCTTCCACCCGTACGCAGGACCCGTCTTCCAGTCGAGAATCCAGACTTTCCAGCGTGTCTTCTCCTCATTGAGGGGAGCGCGAATGACGCAGTCCACAAATCCTTTGAACTTGATCGACTCCTCTTCGGGAATGTCCTCGTAGAGAGAGAGCTCGGCGCCGAGGAGTTCCCAGCCCGGAAAATTCTCGTCCATCCATCCCGGAAAGTCGGTGAGGATGTTGTGAGCCCACGTCTTCCACTTCTCAATTTCCTTGCGGCCCTTTTCGATCCACTCTTTCTCGATGGCCTGGGTGACAGCCTCGATGTTCATCGTCCGAGTCTTCAGGTAATTTTCGACTCCGGCGTGGACGTGAGTCCCGAAATTCGCGTGAATCCAGTCCTGGTCAGGCAGCGGGACCTTGTCGACATACGTGAGCTTGTGTTTCCAGCCGCACGCTGTCCAACAGGACACTTCTGAGTAGGACACGTGGGGCTTGCCAGTTGGGAAGTCAGTCAAGTTCTTTCCTTGATTTTTGGAGGGCTGATCCTACGACCTGGTGCATATCGTAGTATTTGTATTCGGCAAGACGACCTCCGAAAAGGACGTTTGACTGCGAGTCTGCAAGAGAGCGATACTTGCGATAGATCTCGGTGTTCTTCTCGTCGCCTACAGGGTAGTAGGGAACAGCGTCTCGATTCCACTCTGCAGGAAACTCTCGAGTCCAGACAGTGCGCGGAGTCTTATCAAGGAGCTGCGGTTGGAAATACTTGTGCTCCGTGATGCGAGTGTAGGGGATGTCTGGGTTGGTGTAGTTGATGACAGCGTTGCCCTGATAGTCACCATCCTGCACGGTGTGCTCGAAGCGCAGGGTGCGATAGTCGAGCTCGCCGTGTTCGTACCCGAAGTATTCATCGATCTTACCGGTGTAGACGACACGCTTGCCCATCTTCTCCCACTTCTCTCGATTCTGGAAGAAGTCCTCGCCGAGAGCGAGATCTACTCCCTCTAGCAGACCGTGAAAGATGTCAGTGTAGCCGTTGACCGGGATTCCCTGGTAGGTGTCGTTGAAGTAGTTGTCATCGAAATTCAGGCGAATGGGAAGGCGCTTGATAATCGATGCCGGGAGGTCTACGGGATCACGCATCCACTGTTTCTTGGTGTAGCCGTGGATGAATGTCTCGTAGACCTCCCGACCCACCTGCGAAAGGATCCACTCTTCCAAGTTGCGAGGGTTCTCGCAAGGGACACGGACCTCATCGAGCTTGCGTCGTGCTTCGTCAGGAGTGTTGACGCCCCACAGCTGGTGGAGAGTCATCAGGTTGATCGGAAAAGAGAAAATCTTTCCGTTGTAGTTCACCTTGGGACGATTCACGAAGCCGTTGAAAGCCGTGAATCGATTCATAAAGTCCCACACACGCTTGTCAGAGGTGTGGAAAATGTGCGGACCGTAGACGTGAACGTCTACGCCTTCCCGTTTCTCAGTGTAGCAGTTGCCACCGATGTGACCTCGCTTGTCAATGACAAGGACTGTCTTGCCCTTGAGGCGAGCCTCGTGAGCGAAGATTGAACCGAAGAGACCAGAGCCGACAATGATGTAGTCATACATACGAACATACTAGCATCAAGCGGCAGATTGTTCAACCCATCCGATTCTTGCGCATTTCTTCTGCGAGGTCTGCCTCGTACATGAGGCGCGCGAGCTCCTTGAACGAAGTCTGGGGACTCCAGCCGAGCGCTCTCTTCGCCTTTGACATGTCACCTTCGAGGTGTGGGACCTCGTGAGGACGGAAAAGTCTCTCGTCAATCTTCAAGTGCTTGCCGACGTCGAGACCTGCGAGGCTGAAAGTCTCCTCGAGAAATTCCCGCACGCTGTGAGTCTCACCAGTCGCAATGACGTAGTCATCGGGCCTGTCCTGCTGCAGCATGAGCCACATCGCCTCGACGTAGTCCTTCGCGTAGCCCCAGTCTCTCTTTGCGTCCAGATTGCCGAGGCTGAGAGTGTCCTGGAGACCGAGCTTGATGCGAGCAGCAGCTCTCGTAATCTTGCGAGTGACAAACGTCTCTCCTCGACGGGGACTCTCGTGATTGAAGAGAATTCCGGAAGACGCGTGGATGCCGTATCCTTCACGATAGTTACGGACGAGCCCGTGTGCGAAGACCTTTGCGCAGGCATAGGGTGACGCCGGCATTAGCAGGGTCGTTTCACTCTGTGGGTGCACAGGATTGTCCCCATACATCTCGGAGGAAGACGCCTGGTAGAACCGAACGTCCGGCTGCATGGTTCGAATGCACTCTAGAAGACGAAGAGGACCCATTGCCACCGCGTCGACAGTCTCTTCAGGAACGTCGAACGAGACGCGCACGTGTGACTGGGCTGCGAGGTTGTAGACCTCGTCAAAAGTTCTCTCGCTGAAGAGACGATAGAACGCACCAGAGTCATTCAGAGACCCGTAGACGAGATGAAATCGCGGGTGTGAGAGAAGGTGATCAATGCGATCGGTGGCAAGGAGAGAGGTTCGACGCTTCAGGCCGACAACTTCATACCCTTTGCTGAGCAGAAGTTCTGCGAGGTAAGATCCGTCTTGTCCAGTGACGCCGGTGATGAGAGCAGTTTTCATGCTCATACTATAACACCCTTGACGTTTGGGTATCTATCGATGAATGACTTTATTGTCTCTCGAAGACCGTCACGAAGCGGTGTGTACGTCCCATTCCAACCGAGAGATCGAAGCTTTTTGTTGGAGGTAGGCTTTTGAAATTGGCCATCAGGCTTGTTGACGTCGAAAACATGATCACCCTTGTAATCAATTTCTTCTGAGATTATTCGAGCAAGTTCCGCAATAGAAATGGAATCTGGATTGCCAATGTTTACGGGCTCTTCACCGCTGTAGTTTTCTGCAAGCCAAAGAATGATCCTCGCAGCGTCTCTAGCAAACGTGAACTCTCTGATGGGCTTTCCACTGCCCCATATTTCTACGTAAGAGAGTTTATGAATTTTTGCTTCATAGAACTTGCGAATCAAAGATGGCACGACATGACCGCTGTCAAGATCATAATTGTCGTTTGGGCCATACAAATTATTGGGTATCACCGAAATAAAATTGCAATGATGCTGCTGACGGTATGCTCTGCTCTGAACTTCTAGCATTCTCTTTGCATGGGCATAACCGAAATTTGAAAAGTGCGGAGGGCCAAGATGCAGCTGGTCTTCTGTGAGCGGATACGTTGCGTAGGAGGAGTCAGGATAAATGCAAGTTGAAAGAACGGACACAAGCTTTAATTTTTCTTCTTTGCACGCATTGATAACGTTCATGTTCATGCGAACATTGTCATCAAAAAAATCTGCAACGCAATCGGTATTTGCTTTTAGACCTCCGACTCTTGCAGCGCAGTGGATGACAGCGTCAATTTTTGCGCCACTCTCTTTCAATTTTAAAATTTTGTTCTTGAATGAATCTTCTGATCGCAGTGACAAAAGATTGCAGTCTTTCGTTCCAAGACATACAGCGCTTGTGTCGGATTGAAAAATTTCTCTACCGAGAAGCCCAGTTCCGCCAGTGACAAGGAAATTCATGCTACTTTCTCATTAAGAATGCTGGTCACAATTCTTACGTCATCTTCTGTAAGACCGGGATGAGAAGGAAGCATAAAGCACTCTTTAGAAAGCTGTTTGGCGACTGTCTCATCTTTAGCGAATTTAGAAAGATGACGATGAACTGAAATCGGGTGGAACATGGGACGAGTTTCGAATTTTTCTTCGAAGGACATTTGATAATAGTCGCCGCCTCTCACTCTGACTGCAAACATCCAGCCAGAGTGGACAGTGTTCATTTCGGGAACTTGAAATTCAAACTTTTCAGACAAAAGCTGCCTATAGAGCTCAAATATTCTGCTCTTTCTTTCGACAATCTCACTCAATAGATCAAGTTGACCTATCAGCATCGCTGCCTGTGTATTCGTCATCCTGTAATTGTAGGCAAGTATGTCGTGAACATATCTGGTGCTTGTTTGACCTTGACTCTGCGTTCTTTCGATAATTTCTTGTAGCGAAGGATCGATGATGACTGCGCCGCCTTCACCACAGGTGATAGTTTTGTTTGCATAGAATGAGATGCTTGATGCTAACGATGCTGTTCCAGAAAGTTTACCTTCGTACTTTCCAAGAAAGCCTTCGCAGTTATCTTCTATGAATGTGTGATGTGGAAATTCCCTAATTAACCGCGGTACGTTGACTATTCCGCCGACATTATGAACGATAAGAACGCCAGTATCTTCTGGATCTGATGATCGCAATTCGTTGCTCAATTTTTCGATGTCTACGCACCAAGTTTTGTCATCGGCATCAATCGGCACCAGCTCCAGATCTCCGTCCATGAGCATAGAGTTCCATGCAGCAACGTAAACGTTGTTGGGAACTATGACCCTTTTTAGACGAGGAACTTTCATCTTCATTGCCTTGAAAGCGAGATGAGTTGCGCAAGTTCCATTGAAAACAGGCACGGCAGGTCTATCGTGCAATTTCGTGAGTCTATTTGCAACATCACGAAATTCTTCATTGTGACATGTCAGTCTACCTGCGTCAATAGTCACTTTAGCGAGTGTTGAAGATTCTGCTATGCAATAAGGCTCATAGATCTTGATCATTGTCGTCTCACATACGTTGCGCTATCTCTGCAAGTTGATGCAATGCGACATGAGAAGCAAAGCTAATCATGTCGCCAATCCCGATGACTTCAAGTCTGAATGAATTCAGACAACTTCTCAGTATGTTTTATGTTTTCTTTGAACGTATTTTCCTGAATCTAAATCTTCGCCAGCTGATGCTGCTCTAATCATCTCGGTAATCTTTACATCGATCTCATCGATCAGTTGATTTCTTTGTACGTTGAGATCACACGCTTTCTTGAGGCTTTCCCAGAGAAGTTGGGCACCATTTTCATCAGAGTAGTATTTTCCCTTGTATTCGTCGAACGTCATTCGACGAATCTCATACAGAAGCTCTTGATTGTTCCACATCTTCATGTCAACAGTGATCAACTTATCAATCAATCCGCCGAAAGTGTCAGCCAAGCTTAATTCTCCTTGCTGGAGTGCCAGCATAAATTCCAGACTCTGTGATATTTTTTACTACTGCTGCACCACACCCAACTGTGACTGATGATACAATTTCGATATTTTCTCTGGTGCATGAATTCGTTCCGAAATAAACTTCTTGCTGAAGAAGACAGCAACCGCTAATGTTCACACCTGGTGCTGTAGTAAAGTAATCACCGACGATTGTATCATGACCTATAGTAGTGTGTAAGTTGAGTTGTGAAAACTTTCCGATTTTTGCATCAGATGTCACCACACAGTTTGCGCAAATTACCGAACCTTCTCCAACCAAGCTGTCATCTCTTAGACCCATGATTCTTGAAGTAGGATGTATCAATTTCGGAAAAGTAATTTTTTCTCCAAACTTGGTGATAAGTTTCTCCACAACACTTCTTCTAATAGCTGGTTGACCTATTGCAACATAGGCATGAAATTTTTCTGTAGGATCAAATTCGTGTTCCAGGATCTCGTTTAGTTTTGAATAGCCGCTAGTCTCTAGACAAATCAGCGCTTCAATATCGACATTGCAGTCTTGAGCCAATAAAAAGACCTCTCTAGCAAACCCTCCATTGCCAAAGATGTAAGATTTTGCAGTCATAGATGAACCTTCTTCATACAAAAGTCTTGATTCTCATGAAGAGACAATCTTCCATTTTTCTTTTCCTCTAGCATTAAGATTGCCTCTAAACGTGTAATAGTAAAGCTCCTGTTCGCCATGAGGAAGACCGAGAAGGTCAGCTAAACATAATAGCGAACTTCCCATCATATGAAGCTCAGATGCTCCCTCAAGAACACAAGCCATGTCAGCTATGTCAACTTCCTTTGCATTTTTTACAATCTTGGTGCTGGTTTCTGGTGTGAAAACTAGCCCTCTCTGTGGATCATCATGCACAAACGCGTATTTTTCGCCTTTGCTGATCTGTAGCAGATCACGGACCTCTTTTTCTTTTTTTTCATCTCTTTGTAGATGAAAATGAGTTGATTTTGCTTCATACAAAACACCAGCATTTTCGTAGAAAGATTTGTCCCAAGGTTGAGAGTCATCGTACCGATATCTGTCAAATCCAGATCTTACAAGTGAGACATCATGATAATTTGCCCAAGAATCAACTAATCCCACTTCTATCCGCGGATCAGCTTCTTGATGTGAAGGATACTGAGTCATAAACGCAACTTCAACTTCTGGGTAGCAAAACCTACGTATGTTTTTTGCGTATGTTTCTGATCGAGTGATCATAACAATTTTCAACGACGGATTAGCTCGAGAAAGATAATTGACAATTGGTGAGCAGCTTATCAGGTCCCCGAACCCTTGATGTGTATGATAAGCCACGATATTAGACGTTTTTGATTCACGAATTAATTTCATTGATTCAGAGCTTTCAAAAGAGAAGTTGCATACTCGAAATTTGGAATATCATTCTCATCATAAACTTGACCAACGAACTCGTCTCCGATGCGAGGTTCTGGAAATGGTGACTTAGCAAAGAACTCATCATTGGTGTGTGTAGTATAGGAAACTCTGGGCCAAACAACTTCTCTTAGGAAATTCTGGTCAACTTGCCAAAAATTTCCCTTGACATACGCTCTCATCAAATGCATCAGGTCACCGAGAATAGGCTTACGAGCTCCCCACATTCCTCCAAGAATTTCAGTGGCATGTGCAGGATGGTCTCTCATAACGTGAAATAGTTTGCCAGAATCTAGCCACTCTTTTACTGCTACCGCTTCTCTTCGAGAAAGTCTTGAATCAGCATCTCTGCTGATCATAACTTCTACCTCGGGATTAGTGATAGGTTCAAATCGCCAAAACATACCTGTCCAGTCGCCTTCTTCATCTCTTAGTATCACTTTGGCGCCTTCGTCCATTAGAGACTGCATGACTTCTGATGGCGTGCTTTTTCCACAGTAGAACCAGCACTCCCAACCAGGATAGTATTTTCTTGCCTCGATGACATTCTTAACTGCGCCCAAACAATACTTCGGATTTTTGCCCCACAGTGAAAAAGCTATGACACGCTTCATTCTGAGATCCTCAAAATGTTGTTTTCGTCTATTCTAAAATCTACTGGGAAATACACTTCATCAATGACATGAAACTGATCTCCAAGATCGTTGTCATTTTTCTCTATCCATTCCCTGCTAACATGCTTCCATGCCACGCTCGAAAAATCCTTGTTTCTGCAGGAATCCCTCAACCACTCGAAATGTATTGCATGCGGAACAGAAACGTCACATCCCTTTTTTTCGCACTGTGTCTTTCTGCTCCAAGGATACAGACATTCTGCTTCGTGTCCCCCAGGATCGGGTCCAACAGAAAGAACAGAAGACGCGTACAGCGACATCAGACCCCAGTCTCCAGGGTAGTCGTAAGTTTTCCTTTGTCTGAGTGCAGGGTGACCCTTGTGATTTCCTGGTCCTGAATCTTCGGAAAGAATGCTCATTATCGTCCTCTTGTCGTTCATAGTCACCATGGAATACCACTCTGAATCAAAAAACGGATCATCTATCCCCATCATTCTCTTCCTTATCCTTTCGCCAGTGCCGTCGAATAACACAACGTCCGAATGGAGAGAGCACATGATGGAATTTGGGAAAATCGCTCTAGCGTAATTGAATCTCTTGAAACCCGCCTTTGACCAAGACTTCACGGGGACATCTGATATGCCCTTGTATTCTACACCTGGTCTAACCATTGCAACCCAGGGCCACGGATCTGTCTTGTCCAACTCAACAAACTGTACTCTGCCGCTAACCACTGTTGCATAATCCGACATGAAACTGTCGAACATCTTTCTTGCTTTAGGAGAAGCTCCGTCGCCACAGACAATGACATAATCAAAATTTTTCAATGCCTGTTGAAGACAGGCATAAATGGTCATCCACTCCCCCATCATTCCAACGACAGCGACAAGCGGGATCTTACTAGCGTAGGAAGACCAAGGTTCCAGCTCGATCATTACACCAATGTCGCTGCGTATCATACTACTTCCTTCCAACAAAAAGAAGAGTTCCGTAATGATAGTCAGGATTTCTTCCTTCTTCCCTACTAAGAACTTCACGTCTAATTGTCTTGTAAGGTTTGAGAAATTTATCCAGACTGGATTCTTCAATTATGATAGGGTGCATGACATCGTCATGATCAGGATGATTTTTTTCGTCCTCCTCGTTTGTCAGCTCCTGACCGAGAACAAGAATTCCGCCGGGCTTGAGAGCTGTCTCTATGTGATAGAAACATTCCTCAACAGACTTGACGTGGTCAAGAACGTTGTTGCAGATTACTAAATCTACGGGCTGCAGTCCTGCTTTCTCTAGTGTAAAACTCTCCATGGGGTGAGAAAGTAGGACTGCGTTCGGCATTCTGAGAAATCTTCCAACGCTCTTTCCTAAAATCAAGTAGCTTTTCAGAAGAGGATCCTCTAGCAATACCCTACTCGGTATTTTACCGAGCGCTTGAAACACGTGTTCGATGTTCTTGGCGTATGGTCCGCAGCCTACTTCATACACAGAGTCGATGTTCTCATTTGCAAGAAAGTTGTAATTGGAAAATTTTGAAGACCACCAAGAATTCCAGTCCTCACTATCAATAGGCTCCTGTGCCCAGCACAGGAGCTCAGCAGTCTGAGCCTGCTGCCATCTTTCAAGGCTCACCTCAGTAATTTGACCCATTTTCATCTTATCTCCAGAATTTTAGTTTCATTAAGCAGAATACGAATTTCTGACTTTGCTGTTGATTTGAGAAATAGAGGCTCTTATTTGATCTCTATTCCAATAGATTTCATCCTAGCATAAATGTTATGATGTTCAAAGCCGCCATAAACTATGGAAAAATTTCTGGTGTCTATCAAAATCTTTTTCAATTGACCGAATGTTTCAAAAAACATCACATTCTCTGTTTCTGCTAGAAGACTTTGATGACGCTTGTAATTTCCGACTGTCTGTTGTAATAACAGACGACCTGAGTAAATGGATTCATATGCCCTTGTGTTCAAGGCTTTGAGAACACCTAAAGGGTTCAGGACCCTGGAATGCATGAGAAGATTGTCAACGTAGGCGTCCCAACCGAGATCTCTGGAGATATTTGTTATTTTTAGATCGCTCGATACTTCTGGGTCTTCTACGATTTCTCTCAAAAGAGAAGTACGAGCTGCGTACTCCGGCTTTGCTGCTTGACCGCTAAATAGCGCAGTGTTTGTAGTCGGGAGTGTGTTTTTCTTCTCACTGAACTTACAGGATGCCCATTGCGGTAGCCAATCGAAGCCGTATTTGTCGCAGTCGTCTTCATCACAAGCCAAAATTCTACTGCAAAACGTCTTGGCAAGACCAAGAGAGTAGTGACTTTTTTGATACCAGATAGGAACTATGGCATCTACTCTTTCGAAACACCACACCCAGTGTTCCCACTTTCCCTTTCTGTCGTGCCACCGCTTTAGCTTCTCTTCATTGTCCCACAGAAAGAAGAGAAAATCGTGACCGATAAAAAGAAGATCGTCTTCTACTTCAAAGACATGATCATATGAGCTTTCGCTCACTATGACGACATCAGTCACGCCATAGTCGAGTATGGATGAAGAAGTTCCACATCCATAGTCTTGAGTCACAAGTTTCATTACTCTCTCACAGTCAGGTGTGGTGCGGGTCTCGACCAATCGACCTTCGTGTGAAACACGTGACCTCCGAGATCACTGGCAAGTCTCTTTGCCAGCGCTGCAATCTCCTCGTCGGTGACCTCACTCCATGGCTTGTCAAAGAACATGTTGTTCTCGGCCGTGTCTTCCTGTGCGATGTTGTAGAGACTCTCCCAGTGTCGCTGCCAGAAATTCTTGTAGGTCTTGATCTTTCTCTCGATGTCGAACCACGAGTAGTGTCGAATCGAAGGTAGCTGATCGACGACGGCTTGGAACCACGCTCCGTAAGACTGCAGAGACTGAGCATCACCGGACATCGCGGCAGCACGGGCCCTGTGAGCGTCTTCGGTGTAGAATCCGACAAATGGAATGAGCTCGCCAGTCTGGGCGTGGACGTAATCGCAGCCATCAGTTCCGGGCTTCGAGTAGAGCTCGCCTCTCTCGTCAGTCATTCGCAGCTGTTGGGGAATTCCGTGTGTGATGTGCGGACGATTGCGGCTCAGTCGCCATTTCCAGGGCGTAATGTCGAGTCGAACTTTCTCTTTCGACCCCCAGTATTCTACGACTGGCAGGCAGACAAGGTCGACGACGGGGTGGAGGTTCTGGCAGATCGCTTTCACTTTCGGCCAGTCTTTCTCGGGAAGGACTTCATCGGAGTCCATCTGCCAGCAGAACTCTTTCGTGCAGAGTTTTCTCGCCTCAGCCTTCTGAGCACCGTCGAACACTGCGAATCGCTTTGATTCCCAGTCCCTGACGAGCTGCTTGGCAACGATCTTCTCGTTGGAAGACGCGAGTTCCAGGAGTCTCTCCCAAGTCCCGTCTGTCGAACCACCGTCAAGAACGACGACTTCATCGCAGAAACCGAGCATCGAATTGATGGTGTCTTCCCAGGGATACGCTTGCGAGATGCAGTTTCTCACAGTCGTGTATCCGCTCACCGTCGGTTTCCATTCCATACCCTGTCGTATCCCGTTCCAGAAAGTCTCACGAGAAGCGTAGAGATATGACTCTGTGTCAAGAGGATCGCTGGACGTAAACCATTCCTCATTTGCATGCTCGACATTGTCGTTGAGGTGTAGCTTGCAGCCGAGGAGTTTCGCCTCGATGACCATTCTCGGACAGGTGTCTCCACCCTTCGGCAGGTAGACGAGACCCTCGGCCCTCGACAGCTTTTCGAGGAAGTCTGTCGGACTGAGGCTGCTGATGATCTCGTACTCGTGACCCTCTGTCGTGCACCAGTCGACTGCGTCATCAGTCCCCTTGATCCAGGAAGAGGAGCCGAGGACGATCCATCCTTTTCTAGTGACTGATGCGTTTTTATCTCGCAACTGTCTGAGCAGAATCCAGAAATCCTCTTCGAACACTGAGGAGAGGACAGTCTGCGAGACTCCGCTCAGGAACGGAAATCGTTTCAGGTATCTTGCCTGCTGTCTCTCAGACATCCACCAGAGAGATTTTGCACCGAGATAGAACGTGGACGTGAGCTTGCCCTGGAGATCATTCTCGCAGTCGCAGGGCTTGTTCTCAGCAGTCTCGTGCTTCTCAGGCGATCGATACCTGCAGAATTTGTAGTCGTACTCTAGAACTGAATATTTCAGGTTGGCGACGATCGATGGGATGAGGTCACGGTTGAGACCCGCCCAGTTGCCGAAAACCCAGAATTTCTGGTGTCCGCTCTCCAGTGTCTCCATCGTGATGTCTCTCGACTTCACTTTGAAAGTTTTGAAGGGCGAAGCTTTGATGAGCGCCTCAGTCGTCAGCTCGGCGCCACCGATGAGATCCTCGACAAAAAAGTCGGCTACGAAAACTACCTCACAGTCAGCAGGAATTTTGACTGTGCTCTGCGTTGCAAAAGGATTGTTGAGCATAGTCGACAATACCTACGCAGCGATCAATTGTATAGAAAAAATAAAAGAGAGCGTGCCTTTTTGTAAATTTAGAGCACGCTCTCTAATTTAATTCATCAGTTCTTCAGTGAGAACCAGTGAATTCTACAGAGGCTCCTCGTCGAACTCCGGCGCCCTCTCGAGGACGAAACGGTAGCGTTTACCCGTCTTGTTGAAACGGATAGTGAGTGTGTCTGTCTCTTCGATGAGAGTGTAGTCGCCCCTGTCGTTTCTAAGGTGCAAGTCGCCGGTGTAGATGTTCTGCCAGCGTTTGGACGGGCTGCCCAGGTTGTAGGTGACGTCAGCCTGAGGTAGAAGACCTGCAGAGCTTACGGTCGCGATGCCTGCACCATCAGCAGAGAAGTTCACAGAGCTTCCACTGATAGCAACGACGTTGCCCGAAAGAATGAGCTGAGTTCCATCCCTCGTAAGAGTCGAAGAAGAACCTCCTACCTGGAAAGTAGAAGCTCTAAGAGCAGCAGGGGTCATAGAGGTAAGAGACGCTACAGTTCCGTTCTGGGTATCGAGCGTTCCCACACCCCAGGTATCGTTTCCGATTCTACCGAAAACCATGTCAGTTCCGTCAGCAGAACCTGAGAAGATTGCGATGCCTCCGTCTTTATTGGGACCAGCTGTTCCTGACGCGAAGACAATGATAGCGTCTTTCACAAGCAGGTTCTGAGTATCGATGGTCGTGGTCGTTCCCTGAACGGTGAGATCGCCCTTGACAGTGAGACCGTTATTTACCGTTGTTGTTCCCGAACCAGCGCCCAGACTGACTGTTGTGGCTGCGCCAGCGATGTTGACAGTGGTCGCATTGGTGTTGAAGACTGTTGCGATGGTTGCGGTCGTGATCAGATCACCACCGTTCACGTTCGCGTCACCCGCAATCGTGAGATCACCACCAGCTAGCAGGTTGCTAGATCCGCTAATCACACCCGTTGCAGAAATTGTTCCATTGAAAAGCGCGTTCGAGCCTGTGACGTCACCCGCTGTTGTCAAAATGACTTTATTGGTTCCGCTTCCGTCTTTCACTCTGATCGTGCCCGAAGACACCAGCGAGTTGCCAGTCCCGCTGACAATCAGGTTGGCTACAGAAAGAACACCGGTCGTCTTCGCGAATTTGAAGTCTGCAGATGCTCCAAAAGCAGATCCACCATCGTTGAACTGCACTTGAGTGTCAGAGCCTGCCGCGGTTGCGCCGCCGGCGACCAGAGAAGTCAGGGTGACACCAGCGTTGCCAGAATCGGCAAAAGTAAGACCGCCAGACCCGCTAAAGATTTTTGCCGCTCCACCCAGGAATCGGATCTCGTTGGAGTCGATGGTCACCGAGCCAGTGCCAACGACGAGAGTTCCTGAGATTACGGCGTCACCGCCAAAGACAGAGACGCCGGAAGTGCCCTTGCCGCCCTGACTGCCAGAGACGAAGAAGTCGACGTCAGTGCCGGGCATTGCGGGGAAAGCGCCCGCACCAGGATTGGCAATCCTCACCGAACCTGTTATGCCAATCCGCCAGGAGTCGCTCGACGACCCCGAGATGTTGTT